TTAACCGAAGCAGCTAACAACGCTTTTGATGCTGATATGACTTTTGGATTACCTTATAACAATGGAAGTGGTGGTAGTACAACAAGAACAGCGTTAACTCTAGACGGTGGTACTTTAGCAGCAACTTTTGCAGGTAATGTTAAAATACAAAAAAATACACCAATACTTGAACTAGGCACGTCAAACGTTTCTACTGGTAATTCTAAAATTACTTTCTTTAGTAAAAATAACAACGCTGCAAATGCTTACTCTTTACAGTTTAACAAAGATACTGGTATTGATAGATTAGAATTTATTGATGGTTCTGGTAATGCTAACATAAAATTTAACAATGGTGGTTCCGCAACTTTTGCAGGAGAAGTTAACACTGGTGGTAACATTGTAATGACAAAGTCTTCAGGTAATAACCAGCTATATATAAACAGTTCAGGAGGTGGAGCGCCTGTTATGTACCTACAAGATCCAAACCGTAAATGGGGTCAATTTGTTTCGAACGGTCATTTATATTTTAAAGATGAAACTGCAAACGTAACTTCACTTAAAATAGATGGTGTTACTTCAAATGCAACTTTTGCAGGTTCAGTAACAGTTAATAGCTCACTACGAGCTGAGGATAATATATACTTGACTGACGCAGGTACAATTAGAGGTAAATTTGAATTAAATGCTTCCGATAGAGATGACTTAGACATCAAAGCAGTATCCCTCAGCAGTAATATGAAGTTCTTTACTCAGGATGTTGAAAGAATGCGTATAAACTCTTCAGGTAACGTCGGCATAGGAACTCACAATCCAGTTTCTGGCTTACATATTTCTACAAATACAACAGGAGACGTTAATAGGAATTCCACTACAGCCGGTATTACACTTACAAGATACAATCAAGGAACAGATTATAGAGGTAGTAGCATTTTTCACGCATATCAGGGCATATCTGGAAGCGATAAAGAACTGCTAGCATTTGCTGTTGGACCAGGAAATAGCAATTCTCCATTTGATTTTGCTAAAACTAAAATGGTTATTACTGAAGCAGGTAACGTAGGTATCGGAACTACTAGTCCTAGCCAAAAGTTAGAAGTTGCAGGGAGTGTTGCTGTAACTGGAACCAATGTAACAGTTGCAAATGCATCAAACCCTTATATATATATAAACGATACAAATGCTGGTGCTGGTATATTCCAGCAAGAAGGTAATACTACAAGAATAGGTTCTGACTCAAATACTCAAGTTGTACTTGTTCAAAACAATGCAACTGCAGTTACCATAGATACAAGTAAAAACGTAGGTATCGGAACTACTAGTCCAGGAGCTAAACTACATATTCAAGGAACAAATTCTACTAACGGAGGTATTCGCTTACACAATGCTGGCGGAAACCCATATAGCATTTGGTCTGACAATAATAATTTTTATATCAGCCAAGGAAACGGTTCTACTACGGCTTTGGCTGTTACATATGGAGGCAACGTAGGTATAGGTACAGATAGTCCTGGTGCTAAGTTAGAGGTTGCAGGTACTGGTGAATTATCTTTTAAAATAAATAACACACAATACAGTAGATCACTAATTATAGAACAAGGTGGTGGTTATTCACATTTAAAAGCATCACATGTTTCAGGGATCGCTATTAATTACGGCCAAGGGAATCCTGGTATTCTTTCATTGTTTAACAACACAACACAAGCCGTAAAAATAAACACGAATGGTGATTCATATTTTAACGGCGGTAACGTCGGGATCGGGACGACGAGTCCAACAGAGAAATTACACGTTGAAGGTAACATAGAACTTATAAACGGTGGCTGGATTGGGAGCCTTGATGGTAGTTACTGGCAAAGAATAAGATTTGAAGATGCAACTCCCGCTACGACTAATGCCTTCAATTTTGAAACTAGAAACGGCTCAGGAGCATTTGTAAACCACATGACCATTTTAAATAACGGAAACGTCGGGATCGGGACGACTAGTCCTGGAGTTAATTTAGTTGTAGCTGACGGCCCTAAAGCTACAAGCGGTACGTTAAGCAATAACTCGACTTTAGATATATATGGCATAGCAGCGACCTCAAGAACTGATGACGCAAGTGTGGATATGTTAAGACTTCACAGAGCTGTTACTGGTGATAATAAAGGCTCTACTTTTGCCGTAGGATTATCTTACTATGCAGATCCAGGAAGTAATCTTCCCAGAACTAGAGTAGATTTTAAAACAACAGAAAAAGCAGTTGATGATTCTGACGCTTCAAAAACTGTGATGTCTTTGGTTGATAGTGGTAACGTAGGTATCGGGACAGCTAGTCCGACTTACAAGTTAGATGTAGCTGGTAACATGAACATCTCTGGCACAGGCGGTTACTTAAGATGGAACAGTGGAGATATTGCAATTAAGAATGAAGGAAGCTACAAAATAGGGTTCCAGACTTATAACTCTACTTCAGGAACATTATCTACTAAAATGGTGTTGGATACTAACGGTAACGTAGGTATTGGTACGACTGCGCCTACTTATAGGCTTGTAGTTAATAAAACAAGTGTAGCGACACCTGCTTTAATGATAGGAGGAGCATATTACGGAGGACCAAGAATACAGACTTACGGTTTAGATGCAGACGCTAACGCTTGGATGGGATTAGGAACAGATATGGGCGTAGGAAGTTACGAACATTCAGTTTACTACCCTAATCATGCTAACGGTAAATTAACATTCGGTACATATAACGGTACTACATACTCTACCAAAACTACCCTTCTTCAGAATGGTAAGTTTGGGATTGGTACTACTGTTCCAAGTCAATTACTAGATGTTAATGGGACTATATTAGCTACTAGGTTCGTTCAGAATACTACTTTAGCTAATTCTAATACATGGGCGGAAGTAATTCTAGATAGTGCAGGAAGTAGCGACGATACAAATCTAGTTTTTGCAAAAGCAGGATCAATGGTTTGGGATATATACAATCATGCATCAACAGATAACTTACAGATTAATACTAAAAAGTCCGGAGGAGCAGGAGTAGTAGCAGAGTTTCAACAAGATGGTAAAGTAGCATTTAATGGATATTCCGGTGGTGGATGGTTGAAATCAAATGGATCTTTTAGAATAGACATGGATGCAAATAATGACTCTACTGACAGAGCATTTATTGTATCAAAAAATAACGCCGGTGGAGATTTATTTAAGGTCTTAGAAACTGGTGAAGTAGGTATAGGTAGAACTCCTGAAACACGAAATGCTTTAGACATAGAGTATAATAGTACATCAGGTGCTTTCCAAACAAATAGAAACTACTCAGGGTTCTTCCTTAACAGGACTTATGCAGATTATAATAACGATGGTACCATTGTAGAATACCAAGAGAGAGTAGGTGTAGATGGTAATAAAGGAAGTATCGGTATGTATTCAAGCCATGCTTTCGCAATAAGAACAAATAATGTAGATAGAATCTATATTAGAAATGGAGGAAACGTAGGAATAGGTACATCTCTTGCTGCAGAAAAATTAGAAGTAATTGGAGGTATACAATTAACAGATGACTTAAAAGCAACAGGTAACAACTTAAAATTATTTGCCGGAGGTAATCAAATACTTAACCTAGACCTCAACGGTAAAGTATACCCTGCTGCACATAATTCAATGGATCTAGGATTTAGTGCAACTAATGCTTGGAGAAATATATACACAGGAAACCTTTATGCAAATTCTTACGTAGGGATAGGAACTACAAGTCCTTCTCAAGCACTCCATGTTAAAGGAGCCAATACAGTAGCTAAATTAGAAAGTTCTACTGGATACGTAGATATGATAATGGTTAATTCTGGCAATACAGGGTTCTTAAATTTAGATACGAGTAAGATGAACTTCTATGTAGGCGGAGGTTCAGCTAGTAATCTTAAAATGAGTATCACTAACGGCGGTAACGTAGGTATCGGAACGAGTAGCCCTATTTTAAAATTACACATTAAAGGAACAAACTCATTACCTGCCACATCAGGAACTACTCAAAATGGCGGTATAAGAATAGAGAACGGGGTTAATAACGGCGTTTTAGATATCGGAGCTTCAAACGCTACTGGCGCTCCAGGCTGGCTACAAGCTACTGATAAAGCAGATTTATCGCAAGCGTATCAATTACTTTTAAATCCTAATGGAGGTAACGTAGGAATCGGGACTACTGCTCCTAATGCAAAATTAGAGGTCGCAGGTGATATTACTAGTACTGGTTTGACAGTTGACTACACGGGTAACCGTACTGGTGATGCTGGTATTTTAGTAACTAACGACAATGATGATTGGGGTATAAAAGTAGATAAAGACGGTACAACTGACTACGGTATCTTATCGCAAACAGATGGTGAAAATGCAATAGTTGTAAGGAACGCAGCTGGTGTTAATAAGATACAGCTACAGGGAGATGGTGACGCAAGTTTTGCAGGTGATTTAACAGTATCAGGTACATTAATAGCACAAGAGTTTAGAACTGAACTTACTACTTCAACAGTATTATACGACTCAGGATCAACAAAGTTTGGAGATACATCAGACGATAATCATGACTTTACTGGTTCATTAAATGTACAAGGAAATGTAGAACATACAGGGTTAACAATGACATCAGGTACTGATATAGATCAACTATATACTACCACAAAGTCATTGACTCTAACAACAGATTGGCAAGATACAGGAATCAATGGAACAGATCTAGCAACCGGTACCTATGTAGTAGCACTCTATGCACATGACAATGCAGTAGGTGGAGGACATTGGTCCGAAACTTACTCAGGTACTATGACCTGGTTTAGTACAAATACAAATAGCAACGATTCTGATGAAATTATATTACATAAAGCCGGGCATGCTTCAAGTAATAAGAATATTTATTTAAGAACAAAACGTACTGCAAATGCAGATACAGATGATTTAAAGTTACAAATAGCTCATACAGCAACATGTACAGGTAACTCTAATTATGTGTTTAAATTTAGAAGACTAATTTAATTATGGCAATAAGGTTAAAAGACAAACTAAAATTAAGTAATGGTTTAAATACAACCAGTTCAATAGATGCAGGGACTATGGATCTATCTGGAATATTGACACTATCTAAAAGTAATGGTTCTCTTATAAGCACCAGTAATACAACAGATGCCTTTGGTTATAATGCAACAGCAGGAAAAGGACATTATATAAGAGGTACCGCAAGCACTTATATTTATGGAGGTGGAACATTTTGGGATGGAAGCACAACACACACTCTTCTTCACGATGGGTCAACTATATCCACTGATCAAATATCTAACTTAAGCGGTACAAATACAGGAGATCAAACACTACCAACTGATTTTGTATCTGCTGCAAATGGAGGGTCCTTTGCCAACTCAGTAAACATTGCTGACATAATAGACGGTGAGTTTACAGCTCTTAGATTAATGAATCAAAAAACATACGGTTCAGGTACTGGTGTAAACGAAAAAGTAAGGTTTGTAATGGGTATATCTGAGAGTGGGTATGCTTATGATTCTAGAGAAGGTTTTGCAATAGATTTTGGAATTGGATCTGAATCTGACTCGAGTGACGGTGTTGTTGATTTTAAAATAAGAGATGGAGGTACATTAGGAACTTATCAAACAGTACAGGGATCTAATAAATCTGTTTCCTTCGTAAGTTTACTAACTGCTGGTAATGGTACACAAGGATCAAACAGCGATGCAATGCTTACTTTAAGAGCAACTGGGTTTAGCGGATTAGACTTTAAATCAGCAAGAACTGCTGGAAATATAGGCGGTATAAGATTTTATGACACAGCAAGTGATTCTATTCCAGAAGCACAGCTATTAGTTGAAGTCGATGGATCATATAACTTCTACAACGGTACTAATGGAGCACAGCTAAGATTTAAAGTAGCCTCTGATGGTAACGCAAATTTTAATGGAAATCTAAGCACAGATGCAAATCTTGATACCAGCGGTACCTTTACTTGGGCTAAAAATCAAGCTAACTCCTATACATACTCAGCAGCAGATGCTACTGGAATGTATATTGAAAGAGTTAGTACAGCAGGAGCAGGAAGCACACTAGCAGATATAAGACTTCAAGCAAGAAATAACAACTCAGGTACTTATTCAGTATTAAGAGTTAAAGGTTCAGATAACAAAATACACTTAACAGCAGCAAACACTTTGATCTCCGGCAACTTAGCAGTAGAAGGAAATAATCTATTTTTAGGTAAAAACGGTGCAGATCCACGAATAGATATGTTATATGTTGATCATGCATCAGGACCTGCATGGGACACTAGAATTTTTATAGGTAAATCAGATAATCTTCCTGGAGCGTCAGGAACATTCCCTACTTATACACCTGCTGGAGCATATGGAATACAGTTTCAAGCAAACTCAGATGGTGTATTTTTTGGTATGGAAGAGTACTCTACTGGTAACTATAGACCTATTATTCAATGGGGTGATGACAATACGGATACTCCTTTCAGAATTAAACATGAAAACGGGAGCGAGTTAGAAGTAAGCATGGACGGACAAGTAACAGCAACAACTAAGTTTATTGCTCCTACATTAACATCCACAGTAGCAACCGGAACAGCACCTCTTACTGTAACATCTACTACCAAAGTTACAAATCTTAATGCACATTATTTTGATGGAGCTTCTAGTTCATACTTTTTAAATACTTCCTCTACCGGTCAAACAAAAACAGGAGCGTTAGACGTTGGAGCATTAAAAATAGACGGTAAAAAAGTACTGGATCTGTCAAGCAATGCCGGATCAGACAGGGGTCCTTGGAATCCTATAGTAACCTCTATTAGAGGAAGCGGTAAAACGCTTAATGTTGATGAAGAATTTTTATCCGGTAATAATGGTGTAAATGTATACAATAACCAAGGAGGAAACGGAGTAGTAATAACTAGAGAAACAGATGATACTACATTAGGAGCAACAGCTCCCAATAACTCTGGATATGTTTTAAAAATTGTACATAACGGCAATTCCACATCACCAGGACACGGAGGATTTGTACAAAATATTCCTTCTGAGGCCAATCATACTTTTGTGCAGATATTTCAAGCTAAATTAGATACAGGAAGGTCTTTAGCGTTAGCTGAAAATGCCCAAGGAAGTAATAACACTTCTTACTGGTTAACCGACACAGCAGGTACTGGAAAGTGGGAATGGTATGCTAGAGTATCACATTGTGGAAATACCGGCACATTTCATGGCGGAGGTCATGTATATGTAACAGGAGGAACATCTTCATTTACTTGGTATTTAGCTAGCTGTACCTTAATAGATGTAACAGATTCCAGTGGAGACTACTTACGTTTAACAGGTGGTGTTATGACAGGTAACGCACATTTTACGGATCCAACAACTGCCGGCACAAGCGCTAAGATTCAATTTGGTACTAATACAGGCTGGAATAACAACATCGGCATAGAATCATATTGGATGGTACTAGGGTCTAATCAAAACGAAGGATTTAAATTTAAAGATAGCACTGGAAACATGCTCCTTCAATTAAACGGTGGGAATAGTACGGGCGGCAACGGAACTCTATCTTCTACTTTTGGAGGTTCGTTAACAGCTACAGGCGATGTTACAACAGAAGGTAATCTATTTATAGGAAGTACAGGGTCTGAAAACTTTATAGCATTTAAAGGAACTACTGGTGATTCTACAGCAGGATATACTACAACTTATATCGGTGAATATCTTTACGGAGGCACCGAAAAATCTGAGTTAATACTCTACAAAGGAAACGATGGTCATTCATCTAGTTCTGGTTATGATAGAATAAGAATGATAGGCGCTCATTTGTGTTTTGATGTATACAACACGGCTCAGAGTTATCCTACAACTTTAGCAGGTGTAGCTGGTTTGACTACCACTAGAGCTATGACTATAATAGAAGATGGAAAGACTGGAATTGGTACAACTGATCCTACAACGACTTTAACTGTCAAAGGTACAAGTAGTAATGGTATAGCTGTTCAAGGTGTAGGTACGACTGCTAGCAGAGTATACGCTGGACTAGACTCATCAAATCACGGTTATTTATATTTAGCCGGTAGTTCTGGACAAAACGCAGCGCGTATTAGTGCCACAGGCGGTGATTCATACATAAGTGGAGGCAACTTCGGAATCGGGACGACAGCACCAAAAGGAGCTTTAGATGTTAAAGGTAACTTTTTAGTTGACTCTAAAACAATGACAATAACAAATACATTTCAAGATGCTCTTACTGTTGTTTTGTCAAACCATAGAGGGTGCTACGTAAAAATTACAGCATTTGGAGATTGGAGTGGTCATAGCTCTGTATCTTATCTTGGAGAGTTCTTTTTAAATAATGGTGCAGATGGTTACAATGAACCGGGTATGATTATTAGACAAGTAGATGGGACTCATACTGACGCTATTGAAGCACAGATAGTAGATCCAACAGGAAATAGTGGGAATAGAGACTTTACAATACAATTAAAAGCAACAGCAACAGCTTCATTCACAGCGTACTTAACTTATACCATCCAAGGGATGTTTGTTTCGGCTTCTTAAAATATAAAAAATGGCAAATAAAACAAAACCAAGTATACAAGATTTAAACGGTAATATAGGTATTGGTGTAACTACACCTAAAACTATGCTTCATATTGGGCCACTAACAGGAGGCGTAAATGGTGTAGCACAGGAAAGACTTAGAATATCCGGCGATTACGCTGGTACCAGCACAGGAGCTCTTATAAGATTTACAAACCAGCATGATAATGGAACTAATCCAAATGTAGGAGAATATAATCTAGCTGGTATAAAAGCCTATGATTATAGATCAGATTGGGGTGGAGCTTTAGCACTACAAACTGCACCTAATACATCAGCTGGAGGTACCTTAGTAGACCGTATAACTATTCTCCCAGAAGGTTTAGTAGGTATTAATACAACAGGACCAACTTCACTATTAACTGTTAACGATGGTAATATTAAGATTATTAAAGGTCAGCTATCTGGAGGAACAGATTTTGATTTTTTACAATTATCCTTTAACGGAGGATGGAGTGGAAATGTAGGAGGTTTAGCATCTATTAACTTTACTGACAGTGTAACATCAACCAATACAGTAGGAAGAATTGGCGTTACATATACCGGAAGTCAAGGTAAGTTTGTAGTCACAGATTTATATTCTGGAGGATATGCTGCAAGTGGAGATGCTTTTACTATACAAGCGGATGGTAAAACCTATATTAAAGGTAACACCGGTATCGGAACAACTAGCCCTAGTACAAAATTAGATATTGATGGTGGGATAAATGCAACCGGTAAAAACTTCTTAAACCAATCAAATCTATATAATAACCCAACACAAGGAATAACAGGATTTGGAAATAAATCCATGGACAGTAGTATATCGTATTACGATACTGGAAAAACTGTTGCCACAGCTGTTAGAGGAATCGTTTGGACTGGAAAACATTATATAGTTACAGACTACCAAGCGCAAACCGCTAAGTTCTACGATAGTAATTTTGATACTATGAATAGACCTACAGGAGGAACTATTAACTTACCTAATGATGGCAATACTGATCACCCTCATGGTGCTGCTTGGGATGGAAGGTATCTTTACTGTATTCAATATGGAGGAAGTGGAGCTAAAATAGTAGCTTATGATTTAGACAACGGTACAACAACCGCTTCCATAATGTTCACTAAAGCATTAAATAATACTACTGCAACATATGATGTAGAGTATGCTGAAGGGCATTTATACACAGTTACAGACGGTGCAGTTTCTAAATATAAACTAGACGGTAACAGAATAACCCATATAACCACATCTGGTAACATACTTAGCAGTTTAGAGGCACAGTCAATCACTTACGATGGTTCTTATCTATGGATTACACAGAATGCTAATAACATGTACCAAGTTAGATTAGACTGTACTTTAAAAGCTACACTAACAACAGACATACCTCCAGAAAATGTTGCCATGGCGTGGAATGGCCAAAACACAGTTAGTGTAAACCATACAAACGGTAAAGTATATGTTATTAATACAGCTCACACTAGATTCGATACCGAACAATTCTCTATAATGGGTGGTAACGTAGGTATCGGGACAACTGCTCCTATATCTAAGTTTCATGTAATTAACGCAGGTTTTCCGCAAGTTAGAATAAATGATGAGACAAATGCCGGAGAATCAGGTATTAGGTTCCGATCTAAAAATGCATCATCAATTGATTTTCATGGAGATATTTTTGTAGATGGTACAGGAGCTGAAACAGGAAGAATGGGATTCCGAGTCCCATGGAACGGTTCTGAAAAATTGACCATTCTGTCAGATGGTAACGTAGGTATCGGGACAACTAGTCCTGCATCACTTCTACATATTAAAAAAACTCAAAGTTACGGAACTTTAAGAATAAGCCCTACATCCCAGAATGGAGAATCTGCCATGGCATTTTATCTCGATCCTGCAGGAACAACCACAGGAACTTGCTGGGTTGTAGGACATGCAGGCTGGGGGAATACTGGTGATTTTGTTATAGGTAATCAAACAGCAGGAGGACCTGTAATGTTAATGCAAAACGACGGTAAAGTAGGTATCGGGACAACTAGTCCTAACACTACATTAGAAATTAAAGGTTATATCCCGAGTGCAAATAGAACAATACCGTTAGATATCCTCACTATAACAGGTGAAGGAACTGGACTACCCTATACAGGTTCAGGTGGCGCAATAGTATTTAAGAATAGAACGTATACTTACGGATTACTCAAATCAGCTAGAATACGTAGTCAAATTGATTCTGACTCTGGATCAAATAGAGGAGCAGGATTAGTTTTTGAAGTTACTGATTCAAATCAAACATATAACCCTTCTTTATTCTTAAAATATAACGGTAATATTGGTATCGGATCTACTAACCCAGGTAATACATTAGATGTTAACGGAGGCATAACAGCATCATCAGTTATAAATTCTAAGCATCATAAATACTGGAATAAAGGATCTATTTCCAATTCCTATGTAAAGATACTACAAGTAGGAACAAATAATGGCCAACTAGCATCGTCTTACACCCTATCAGGGGTATCACACGGAAGCGGGCACGTAGGTAACTTTGTAGTAAAAATATTAGTCAACCACCATCAAGATGTTTCTATATACTCCACTTGTGGTGGTTACACAGCAGGTACTTTCAAAGTAGAAAGTGATAGTAATGGTCAACACCACCTATCTTTTAAATCAAACTCCGGCAACGCAGCAACCTACTATTTCCATCTTGAAGGACATAGTGATTCATCAACCTTTACAGTCAACCCAACAAGCACGCCAAATACGAGTACTACTCATGAACATGTAATGAATCATGGTACAAATGCAACATTTACTGGATTTACACCACTATATAAATTTAATGAAACTCTTCAAGCTAAAGTTTTAAGATCAGATGGTGATGTGATAGCTTACTATTCTTCTGATAAAAGATTAAAAGAAAATATTGTACCTATTAAAGATGCTATTGGAAAAATAAAACAACTAAGCGGTTATGAATTTGATTGGAACGATAAACAGGAGACATTTGAAGGTCATGATTATGGTGTACTAGCACAAGAAGTTGAAAAAGTTCTACCTGAATTAGTAAAGGATAGAAAAGATGGATTTAAAGGTGTTAGGTACGAAAAACTAGCAAGTGTTTTGATAGAAGGTATTAAAGAGCAACAGACCACGATCGAAAATCAACAAAAACAAATAGATGAACTAAAGGATCTAGTTGGAAGTTTGATTAAAAAGTAAAATAACTTAGTAAAATTGTAGAGGAGTAAACAATCTTCTGGTGCTATTTATTATAGAATCACCTTTTGGACAGTGAAAAAAGGATACAATTATGGCCAACGAATTTATAATTAGGAAAGGATATAAATCCCTATCCTCCTCAGAAGTTACAGGATCTTTAAAAGTCTCAGCTAATATACATTCACCTGATATAGTTATTGCTGGACACGGATCGGTAAGCGCTTCATTAAGTAGCATATTAGCAAACGACTTAGACGGTACTGGTACTACAAACTATATTTCTAAATTTACAGATACAGACACTTTAGCTGATTCTATTATTTTTGACTCAGGGACTAATATAGGTATAGGTATATTAACAGATGCAACTAGCAAAAAACTAACAGTAGCTGGAGAAATAACAGGTTCAGATATTTTTATAAACGGATGGAATTCTATATCTAGTTCACTTTCATTTATCAACACAACTCATACTAATTTCTCTGCTTCAGTTTCAACCAGGTTTGAAGGGCTAACAACAGACTATACTGAACTAGATAATATTCCTGATAATATAGTTTCATCGTCTTTACAGGTAGATCATGATCAAACAACTAACTTTGTAGCAGGAGAACATTTTTTACAGTCAAGTATTACAACTGTAGGAACAGTAACAACAGGTAACGTAACTGCTATATTACCATCAAACACAGTATCAAGTTCAGCTCAAATTGCTTCTGATATTTCAGGATCAATCACAAGTTTTTCTGGGTCTGTATCAGCAAGATTTGAAAACAATGAAAGTAGTATCGGATCACTTAATGGTGCTACCGGTTCGTATTTACTTAATACAACAGATACATTAACAGGAGATTTAACTGTCACAGGTACAGTAACAGCACAGGAGTTCCATACAGAGATTGTAAGTGCATCTATTATTTACGAATCCGGTTCTTCAAAATTTGGAGATTCTGCTGATGACAATCATGATTTTACCGGTTCTTTAAATGTACTAGGATCTATAACAGGTACAGTAAACGGATACTTACCCCTTTCAGCTGGTTCAACAAATCCTTTAACAGGTGATTTATATATTGAAGAAGATTCTATATACCTATTAAATGCAAGTAATAACTACTGGAGAGTGCAAACTAATTCTTCTGGTAAACTTACTTTCAAACAAGGAACCACTCAAAGAGGTATATGGTCAAGCGGGGAGTTACAGTTAGCAAATAACTTAATTGTTGACGGCAAGGTAGGTATAGGAACTACTAGTCCTACTAAAGAATTAGAAGTAAACGGAACTGTTCACCTCGGAACAGGAGGTAATGATGTTACAATAGGAGCTAGTAATAGTTCGGTTATGTTCATGCTACGATCTGGATTTAACTATATCCAGGCAAGTCATGCATCTGGTGCTTTAGTGTTTAGAACTGGAGGTGCTAATAACAGGATGATTATTGATTCATCAGGCAACGTAGGTATTGGGACGACTAGTCCTAGTGCTAAACTGGAGGTTAAGTCTTCAAGTCAAACTTTGTCTACAGCTAAGTTTGACTCTATAGAATTACAAACCTATGCGGTTAACAATTCTTGGGTTGGAGAAAATTTATATTATGATGGATCGTTTAAATATAGAGCAAATGGATATGCTACTGCATTGTATTTTGACGGCAGTGGATTTGATATTAGAACTGCTCCAAGTGGAACTGCAGGTGCTGTAGCAACTTTAACAACAGCTTTTACTCTTTTAGAAAGCTCAGGCAACGTCGGGATTGGAACGACTGCTCCTGCTTATAAACTTGATGTAAACGGAACTATAAGAATTGGATCAGGTGGGTCTATTCAACCATTATTATCAAGAGACAGTGCGACAGGTGGATTGATTGTTAGTTCAGTAGGGAATAGCGGAGATTTTATATTCAAAGGATCAGGTGGTAGCGAAAAGTTTAGAATAACAGACAGCGGTAACGTAGGTATTGGGACTACTAATCCTCAATCAAAACTACATTTAGCAACCACAGGTAGCTCTACGTTAACAATTCAAAACACTACTAATTCAGGTAACGCTGCTTTGAATTTTAGAGACGAAGGAAATAATGATCAATTTCAAATATATTATGCATTAGGGGCAAACAGAGCGTACAATCTTGTAAATGGTAACGGTCTTACTGTATATTCTTCTCAAGTTTCTGGAGAGATAGCTAGATTTGGAACAGCTACGGGATATACTGATTCTTACTTTACGGGCAAGGTTGGTATAGGCACTACTAGTCCTAGTACGCATCTCGATGTTATAGGTAATATCAGAATAGGAACAGATAGTGAACACGCATTCCAAATTACTGATGATAGCACTAATAACTTCCTAATATTATCCTCTACTCAAAGAGCAACAGCATCCGCAGCTAGAGATATTAAGTTTAGAAGCTACGGAACAGATGCCACAGACAATGTACTTGTTATGGATATGTCGTCTGGTAACGTAGGTATTGGTATAGATACTCCAAATTACCCATTCGAGGTTAATGGTACATCTACTGTATCTATAGCGTATCAACGAACTGGAGTTTCTGCTAAAAAATGGGGCTTTCATTCGGATAATGGTAATACGTACTGGCAAAACTTAACAGACGGTAATCTTGCATTAACGATTTCTAATGCCGGGAATGTAGGGATAGGAACAACCGGACCATCTAGCTTATCAGCAAATACCACATCACTTAGTATAAATTCTACCAGATCTGATTTGACCGGAGGTATTTTCCTTAAAGCTAACGGCACTAACAAAGCTCAATACTATTGGGATAGCTCAGGTCAAGTTAATGAAACACTAGCTGGAGATATTAGGTGGTTTGTTGGTAATACTGAAAGGATGCGTATTAAGAGTACCGGTAACGTCGGGATTGGGAATTCAGCACCTCCTGTCAAGTTTGCTGTAAACAATGGAATTGTAAGAACAAACACCGCTAAAACATATTCAACGTTTATTCATACTAATGACACTGATGATTACAGGGTTGGATTAGCTACAGCTATTAAAGGAGGAGCAAATGCTGCTGCTAGGTACGTGTCTATTGAAGCTTCTTCTTACCGATTATCTACAGATGCATTTACTAATGAATTTGACTTACTACTTAACCCAGTAGCAGGTAACGTAGGGATTGGAACAACTAGTCCTAGTGCTAAATTAGAGGTTAATGGGGTAATAAGGTCTAAAGGTGGAACATTTGTAGCAGATATTGATACCAGAACAAATGTTGGACTAGTAATACCTGAAAATGATTTTATATATACAGCTGATGGTTCTAGTTATTTGAGAAAATTAATTGGAAAAACAAGTGATATTATAACTATAGGAGAAGCGGGAACATCTCTTATAGACGGTATAAATTTACTACCTGGAGGTACAGGAGGTTATGTGCAGATATACAACAATAGTTCTATTGCTGCTAAATTTGTAGACGGTAAACTCGGTATTGGAACTACTTCTCCTACTATTAAATTTGAAGTAGTAGGTGATGGGACTGGAAATAGTGGTATAGGATTCAAGCAATCTGGTGCTCAAGAACATAGATTATACGCTGCTAACCAAACACAACATAACGCAATAGGTTCTTCTGCTCCAATATGGAAATGGGGACAAAGCGATGCTACAGGTTCTATATCATCTCAAAAAATGCTATTAAACAATAGCGGACTAACAGTAACAGGAGATATAGATAGTGACGATATTACAATAGATGGTTGGGGATCAGTATCTAGTTCATTAGCATCAATAGCTACTGCTGGAGGAGTAAATGGATCTGGAACTACTAATGATCTAGTAATGTGGTCAGGAGCAAATTCTTTATCAGATGCGCCAATAGCAATTAGCGGTAATAACGCAACTTTTGCAGGAAATATAACAGTAAATGGAAATACAAATTCAATTGCTACAGGGAACACTGGTACTTTCATAACAAACGATACAAGTAATTACCCTAGATTTACCTTAACAAATTCTAGTGCTCAAATAGGATTATTTAGAACAGGCGGAAATGCAGGAGGTATGTACATTGGAGGTTCATTAGATGGTTTCCGTATATACACAGCTGGTTTTTCCCAAAAACTTTTAGTAGACCAAAGTGGTAACGCAACTTTTGCAGGTACTCTGCAAGTTGACGGTTCTAACCTTGGAATAGGTGGAGCTCCTGCTAATGCTTCTTATGGAAGTATAGGAACCAAACTTGATATAAAAGGCGGAGCTGATTCAATTATAATTTTAAGAGGAGCCGCAGGCGGTACTGGAGCTGGAGCATATGTTGCAAGTGAATATGGTTTATACTCATATGATGGAGAATTTATGATTACAAGAACAAATCAAAATTCTTGGTGGACTTCTCCTGATCTTAAATTAAGTGGTGGAAATGCAACTTTTTCAGGTAATATAGTTGGGAATACTAATAACACCACAGAATTAGGTACATACTCTACAGGTGCTATAAAAAGAATTAGGATGTGCCAAGGTGGTGAATTACATTTTGGAGACACCACCACTAGCGCTCCTCTTGGTATAACTGAAGGTCAATGGAATAGTTTTACTGACCAAGATAGGTTAAGTATTTATGGAAGAAGCTCAATCACCTTTTATGCAGGTTCAACTGCAGCAGTTTTAGCTGCTACATTACAATCAACAGGGCTTACATTAAACACTATAACAAATGCTACTACAGATACTGATAAATTCTTAGTATCAGACTCAGGTATAATCAAATACAGAACAGGAGCAGAACTATTATCTGATATTGGAGCAGTTACTCCTAGTACACTTGGAAGTTATTTACCGCTATCAGCAGGGTCGACCAAAAAACTTACAGACACTTTATACATACAAGGTACTAACTCAACTGGAGCTGAAACTACGTTATTGAGGGGTATATCAAGTGCCGATAGTGATTGGTTAGGTAGTATAAGAACAGCAAACACAGGTGGTTACAACCAGGAAATGAGGTTTTATACATCTAACGCAAATGGAACAACTAATGAAAATTTAACTTTAACTTTAGCTCCTAATTTAAACGCAACTTTTGCAGGTAGCGGTACTTTTAATACAAACCTAACGGTAAATGCACCCGATGGAGGAGGAGCACCAGCTATGACTGCTATACTAAACATGCACGGTTATGAAGGACGCGGTGTTGGTATAAAAATGAAAGACAATGTTAATTCTGCAACCAGTAGTACCGATAGAGAATGGTTTGTTGGTACAGGGTATAATAGCTCTGGTTTTAACATTGGATATGCCGCTGATGGTTCACAATCTTCTTATAATGCACAAGCAAAACTAAGTATAGGAACAAATGGAGATGCATTATTTTCAAGAAATGTAACAGTAACAGGAGACTTAACGGTAAACGGAACAACAACTACTATTAATACTGCTACTGTTGAGGTAGAAGATAATATAATAGTACTTAATAAAACTGCTTCGGATGGATCTGCAACTGCTGCTACATCAGGTATATCTATCAATAGAGGTGGATCAACCTCAGATGCAAGTTTTATATTTGACGACGGAGATGATTATTGGGATTTAACTCATAACTTAAAGGTCGCCGGTATTGCCCAAGCAACAAAAATCGGTATCGGGACAGTTCCTACTTACGATTTAGATATACTTCAGAACAATGGTAGAATTAGAATACTAGGTTCAACCGGGTATGTTGCTTTAGATTTGCAGAATAATGGTGCTAGTTTTTACCTAGCTAGAGAAGGTGCCACAGCAGGTAACTTTGCAACCGGCAATAATGCTTACGCAGGAGTATTGGCAGTACAAGGTAACTATGATTTACAGTTAGCCACCAATGGCGTTGTTAGACAAACTATCAATGGTTCTGGTGACACTACCTTTGCAGGGACTCTAACTCTACCAGGAGAAGAATCAAATACTTTTAAAATAGCATTCACAGGTGCTTCTGCTAGTTCTGGTTTATCTACAGTAGATCAAAGTGGATCAGGATTATATATTGGAGCAAACTCAAGAGTAAATGCCTCAGGTAATGTTGTTTACCATGATTCAGCATTACCAAGTAGTGGTATCTATTTTGATGGTTGGAATGGTGATGATATGGAGTTTTATACAGGTGCTTCAGGTAACCCTACTAAAAGACTTACAATCTCAGCAACAGGAGATTCAACTTTTACAGGAAATGTTTTAATTAATAAAGCATCAAACCCTACTTCTTTACAAATAGGGTCTAGTTTAGCTGATGACCCTTTTGTAGTATTTCAAACCGATGGCAATACAATGTCTATGGGGATTGATAGAAGCGATAGTAATAAATTTAAAATCTCTGATAATAATACTTTAGGAACTAATGATAGATTAATAATAAATACCGCAGGCAACGTCGGGATCGGGAATACTAACCCTGGAGCAAAACTAGTTGTCGGCGCAAATGTTAACACAAATGCTACAGGTATTGAAGTTAACGCTGGAACTGGAGGAGGAAATGTTATTTCTAATGGAACTGCTGATAACTGGTTTCCTTATGTTGATAACAATAATTACTATAGTGCGCAAGATCATATATTTAGAAGCGAAACTAATTCTGCTACTCGTATGACTATAAAAAGTTCCGGTAACGTTGGAATCGGGACTACTAATCCTACTAATACAGATTTCGGCACGGTAGTACCTAGATTACACGTAAAACAAAGCGATACTAGTGGAGCATATAATCTTGTAGCTCGTTTCCAAGCAGGCGCTGATGCTAATGATACAGGTGGAGCTATATTGATTAACCATAGTAATGATCGCGGTCTGTTAATAGAAGGTGGAAGAGGAGGATCAGGAACAACTCCTGATGATGATGCAATTGCACATTTGGGATTAGTACAAAGTAATGGTACAAATACAAGAATCATAACTCTTAAACAAAAAAATCCAAGTGGCACAATTTATGGCGTAGGTATAGGGACTACTATGCCTCAAGCTAAATTAGATGTAAATGGAGGAGTAAAGATAGGCAACGATACAGATACAGCTTCAGTAGATAAAGTAGGTACAATGCGCTACCGAACAGGTACAGAGTATGTTGAGGTTGATGGGGTTGACCTAGTAACAAATGGTGATTTTGAAGATGCGACAACGAGTTGGAGTTTTGGAACTGGCTGGGCAGTATCAAATGGAGGCGCCACGGTTTCAACTACTAGTATTACAAACGACATAAGGCAAACACTTTCTTACGTAGCTAACATATCTGCTGCAACTAAGTTTAAGTATAGATTTGAAATAACAGACATTACAGCAGGATCATTAAGATTATTTGTAAATAAACCAACTTTTACACAAATAGCAAATGTTAATGCAGTTGGAGTGTATGAATACGTGGTTGAAGTTAGTACTGGAAGTAATGGTATATTTTATCTATACTCCACAAGCAGTAGCGGTAGTACTTTTCAAGGAACTGTAACTAACGTATCAGTAATAGAAGTAACAGAAGAAGACGCAAGCTACGCAGATATGTGTATGCAAACAGGAGCATCAACATACGAATGGGTTAACATAGTAAGAAACACATATTAAAAATGAGTACAGGAAAAACATATTCAACTAAGTACATTATTGACAACGACGGTAACAAAGGAGCTGCCGGTCAAATACTTACATCTACAGATACAGGTATAAACTTTCAAGATGCAGAAAAAAATGGACCTAATCAAATTAAAGGTGCTATATTCAACTCTAAGGAAGTTCTTATGGATACTCCAAACGGAGGTCAACAAGTATGTAGAGTCATCACTGATGAACACGGGGAATGGATTCAAGTAGGTAGATTTCAAGCAAATGCAGGTACAGCTATAAGAGGCACATGGGGATCTGTAACCGGTTTAAGCACATCAGAAGCTCAAAGCGCTACAACTGCTTTCTCAGCTGACTTTGGGGACTGTTACCCTGAAGAGGTAAGGGTATTAGGGTCGACTGATTTTAAAAACTGGAGTAACAGTAAAACTGTAGATTTTATATATAAAGTACCAAAAGGAAGAAAGTGGAAGAATTTCTTTAGTGGAGGAGCAGACAATGGTATGACCTATGGAGGCGCTTTTTCAACTAATAATGCTGCTAATAGATATGGAATGAGTATTTCTGGATCTTACGACGGTAGAGGTAGATGGCATAACAAAACACAAAACTTTGTTGGTATGTCCGATGTCAATCCTACAAATCCATCTGCGGCATATACTACTGCTACAGCAAATGCTTTTGACTGGGGAACCGCAGGTAGTGACGCTAAACTTTCTGTACATGCTACTGAACATTATAGCGGTCAGGATGGCAAAATAACATCTGGTTTTGGTGAAGATGATAATAACGCTTTCTTTATGGATCTATATCCTTTAGAATCTAATAATTTAGTTGGAAGTAATTCTGAGTATAGTTCTGCTGTATGGATATTAATTAAATTGCCAGGAGGTACTTCTGGAAATGGTGGAGGAAGTGGTACTTATTGGGCTGAAAATGGAGCAGATATTCACAATACCAATTCAGGAAACGTTGGTATCGGTACTAGTGCACCTGCTACTAAATTTTCCGTAGATACTGGAGAGTCAACATTCAATAGAGGAAACTCTGATGGAACAATTGCTACATTTAGAGGTAAGAATAACGTAAAAGCTGTAATCGGTACATTGGACTCTTACTTTGTTGGTAATGTCGGTATAGGAGCAACCACACCAGATGCTAAACTAGAAGTAGGCGGTGGATCAACAGGTATAATATTATCTAATTTAGGAGACTCCTCAGCTTACGATGCTATAAGAATGACCTATACCGGTTATAATTCAGGCACACCAGAATTTATATTTCAACCTAAAACTGCCCCAGGAAGTGGTACTGCTAATACCTACTTTAGATTTAAAACACAAGGTTCTAGCCCTGGGATAAATGTAGCTAATGTAACTGTTGATGGAAGAATAGGTATTGGAAATCTAACTCCTCAAGCACCGTTGTCATTTGCAACGGATGTTGGACAAAAAATAGACTTTTACCATAACACCGCTTCTAGTGATAGATACGGTATTGAAGTACAGAGTAGTGAATTAAGGATACATAGTGGAGCGCAAGGAGATAGCACAGGAGGTATTACCTTTGGTAAAAAAACAACTACTGCTTTTACTGAAACAATGCGAATTAGAAATGACGGAAGAGTTGGAATCGGAACTTCCATTCCTGCATCTGTCTTGCACGTACATGGAGGATCAGGAGGTGCAAGTATGATTATAAGAGGTGATCAACCAACGGGTGCATACTACTATGGGTATATGTACGACGGTACGAACTTAAAAGGTACTACTCAAACAAATATATTTTACGCTGGTGCTACTATAGCAGCAGATACAACTATTGCAGATTATGCAGGTTTAAGGATCGATGCACCAAACGTGTCAGCATCAAACGCTGTGATAACAAATAACTACGGTATCTACCAAGCAAGTAGTTTACAGAAAAACTACTTCGGTGGTAGTGTAGGAATAGGAAGCACCAGCCCTTCTAAAAAACTAAACGTAGAAGGAAGTGTTCAACTTGGTAGAAATGGAAACAACACCGCCGGTGATCCACACATAACTTTAATCTCAGGACATGGTATAGAAGATGCATCCACAGGTAACTACTATGGATCTTATGGTTTTTTAGAATTCAATGCAAATACAAACTACACCGGTAGTGCTCGAAGATTTGCTTTAACAAATGGCTTTTTAGCTAATAAATTTGCTATACTTAGGAGTGATACTAATATGGCTACTATGGAATTATCCACTGCCGGAGCAGAACCATCCGGAGCAGTAGCAGATTTTGTAATAAACACTGACGGAAAAATTGGTATTGGAACAACTAACCCTAGTGAGCAGCTTGAAGTAGATGGTATTCTACAAATTAAAAGAAGCGGAGATCATCCAGCCATAAGATTTCAAGAAGATTCAACAACATTGGCTTATATGGGTTCAGGAGACTGGGCTATCAACGGTTTATCAAATGGTGATTTTGGTATATCTTCTGCAAGCACAGGGTCATTAGCTCTCGGTACTAACTCAGGTAGCGGTAGAATGTATTTAATAGACGGCGGAAAGGTTGGTATAGGGGCACCAGCACCACTAGCAGTTCTAGATATATCAAATACAGCATCAAGTATATATCAACAATGGAGCTATGACAATCCCGGTGCTAATAATTATAATTTACAATTAACAGAAACAGTAACCTCTGGTAATGTTAGATTTGTATTCGATCAAAAAAATGCAGGTACTGTTTATTCGGATGTATTGGTATTCAATCAAGGTGAAATCGGAATGGGTACAGACGAACCTGATGGTAAATTAAATATAAGCAAAGGTACTGCATCAGGAATTAGCAACCTTTTAGTACTAACTAACCATCAATATGCAGATGCAGATGATTCAGGTTCATCAATAAGATTCCAAGGTTATAGTTTATTTAATCCTGGTAGTTCTAACCCTAGATACTCTGAAATAATAGGAGTAAATGGAGGTAACAGTGTTCCTAAAAGAATCGATTTTAAATTTTATGCAGATACAGATATTAAAACACCATTATCTATTTTGCAATCAGGCAGGGTTGGTATAGGTACTACTAGTCCTGCTAATTTAGTCGAATTAAAATCCGATTCAGGAGGTACAATTTTACGTCTAAGAAATGCAGACGGTTCTTTAACCGCTGCAGGGTCTGTACAGAATTCTATTGTAATGAACGGTAGATACTGGTCAGGAGCCGGATCCGATTTTGTTGAAACAAGAATAAATTCTGTGCATCAATTAGCTAACGGTAACGGAGGTTCAGCTTTAACCTTTATGACACAAACAGGAGGTAGCGCACCAACAGAAAAAGTTAGAATAGATAGAGAGGGTAAGGTAGGAATCGGAACGAATTCGCCTGGTAGAAAATTAACTGTAACTGGTGACGTATCAGGAGATGCGAATAATTTACTTTTAGTAAACGAAAATGACACAGATGGTGATTCTGCTAGTATTGGTTTTAGTATGCTTAGCAATAATACTTATGTCAAATCAGGTATTTTCTTTAAAAGAACAACAACGCAAGGTCGTGGAGATTTAATTTTTGCAAATAATAATGAAGTAAATGGTAACAATGTTACTCTATCAGATGCTAAAATAACAATACAACCTGGCGGCAACGTAGGTATAGGACAAACCAACCCAGCTGACGGGTTACTTCAAGTTAGTCAAAACTCTTCTCAATGGATGGGGTACTTCTACAATACTAGTACTTCAGGTATTGGAGCACATATAGAAACTAATTCAAGCGGCACCCAACAAGTGTTGAGAGTTTCTTCTATTTTTGGAGGCAGCAATAATGCCGGATTTAGAGTATTGGCAAATGGTAATGCTTATTTTGGTAGAAATTCATCTGCACCATCTCAAGAATTATCTAATTCGGCAACACCAACTAACTTTGGTAAATATACTTCAGAAATTAGATTAATAAAAACTCCTAACGGAGGACTACAGAAATGTAGAGTAATTACAGATAATTACGGTGAATGGATACTGGTAGGTAGATTTGAAGCAAATGCTATGACATCCATTCAGGGAACCTGGAGTTCTGTATCAGGGCTAAGTACCTCAACATCTCAAAATACTACTACTGAATTCTCTGCAGATTTTGGAGATAGTTATCCAACTGAAGTAAGAATAATGGGAGCAACTGACTTTACTAAATGGAGAGATACAAGAACTATAGATTTTGTATACGGAGTGCCGGCAGCTAGAAAATGGAAATATTTCTTTTCTGGAGGAGCAGATAGCGGAATGGCATCTGTTGGACCAAATCATTCTGGAAATAATAAATTTGGGTGGACTATAAATGGTAGTTACGATGGATTTGGTAGATGGATTAACCCATCGCAAACATCAGTAGGAATGTCTGATGGTAATGTTACAAATCCATCCGCAGCATATACAACAGCAACGTCAAATGCTTTTACTTGGGAAAGTGCTCAAGATGCTAAGATTACTGTTTCTGCTACAAGAACTTTTAGTGGACAAGATAGTTATGAACATGCAGGTTTTGGTAACGATGATAATATACAAGGATTTTTTGATGAATATCCAACTGAAACAAACAATATGCAGGGTGGACAAGACTTTAGCTCTGCAGTATGGGTACTAATTAAACTACCTAAATCAGATAGTGGAGGAGGATCAGAAGGACCTTATTTACCTCTAACAGCTGGTTCAACATACCAACTGTCAGGAGAATTATTTATAAACGCAGCAGCAGGTGTAAATGTACAAGGAACTTCAAATGATCTATATTTCCTACAAGGTAAAAGAACAGGAAACTCAGGACCTACTTTTTCAGTATACGATAACGCTTCTACTGCTTACTTAAATTCATACCAATCAATGACCTTTCGTGCAAATCAGCACGGTGGTTCAGGAGGTAATTTTGCTTTTACTGGCGGAAACGTAGGTATAGGTACATCTTCACCTTCAACTGGTCTTTACATAGAAGGAGATTCTGCTAACTGGAATACAACAACACAAGGACCATCACTAGGTACTATACACTTAGATCCAGGAGTTGGTACTGATCATTTTGGTAATGCAATAACATTCGGAGCTAGTGATACCGGTGCAGGAGGTTCTGCCCAAGCAGGAATATATGTAAGATCAGATGGGTCTTACGGTACTAAAATGTATTTTGCTACTACGAATTCTTATGCTGCAGGTTCTAAGACTGCTATGTGGTTAGACCATAATGGTACTTTAAGAGTAACAGCTGATATAGTAGCATACTACTCATCTGATAAAAGATTTAAAGACAATCTAGTAAAAATTAATAATCCTTTAGTTAAAATTAATAAACTTTCTGGTTACTATTTTAATTGGAATGATAAACAAGACACTTACGAGAAAGGTAGTAAAGATATCGGAATTATAGCTCAGGAGATCGAGGAAGTGTTACCGGAAATAGTTCAAACTAGAGAAAATGGATATAAAGCTGTAAAATATGAAAAAATAGTAGCCCTTTTGATAGAAGGTATAAAAGAACAGCAACAAACTATTGAAAAGTTAGAAGATAGATTAAAAAAGTTGGAGAGTAAATAAATTAACACTATATTAAAGTAAAAAGAAATGGCAATACAACTAAAAGGAACATTAAAATCAGACTGGGGTAATACAGAAACAGCCTACATTAGAATAGAATTTTATAAAGTAAAACCATGGTTAGGTGAAGTAGAGTATAACCCTGTGGTATTCTTAACATCAAGCGATGCTCTTAGATCTAAAAAATACTACTACCAAGATGAGTTAGTAAATGTAGCTTGTGTTCCAATGTATAATCTAGAATACGAATCTGGATCTATTACAGGTTCTTTAAACTTGTCTGAACTTATTTCTTTCCCTTTAACAGGTTCTACAGAACAAGTCGCAAGAGAACATTGGGAAGAAGTATTCACTTCTTCAAGTCAAACCTATATAGATTTTGATGATAATGGAAATGAAGTAGAAGAAACTAGATGGGTATCTAGTTCGGAATGGACATATATTAGTGAATCTATACTTGACGTTAACCGTATACAAATGGATAACTTAACTAATATTTACCAACAGTGTTACACGCATTTAAAAGGAGAACTGCAAAATTTAATACCTAGTTCAAGTTTATTAGACGTATAAATTAAATTAAGTTATGGATTTAGGTGTAGATATTATCTATGTTATTAACCTACCTACTTATCCTGAAAGGAAAGAAACTATTCTAAAGCTTTTTAACGATTTCAATATTACAAACTTTGAAATTATAGAAGCTATAGCAGGAGAGGGTTTACCAGATCAGAATGAATTAATAAATAACGGTATTTTAAATACTATTTTTATAGATTCTAATGGTCTTTTAACTAAAAATATTATAGCTTGTGCTTTATCTCATAGATTAGCTTACGAAGCTTTCATTGATAGTGGATATGAAACCTGCTTAATTCTAGAGGACGACGCATCCTTCAGTAAACAGATGTACAGTTATATAGGTTCAGGTAAATTTGAAGTATTAAAAAAACAAATAAAAGAAGTAGATTACGATTTATTTATTTGGGGAAGAATGTATGATCCTATAATAGGTAAGAACAAAACGAATTTAAGCGAAATATATACACCAGACCTACTATCTGATAAATATTCAGCTCATGCTTACCAATTAAACAGAAACTCCGCCAAAAAACTGTTAAATAAAGCTTTACCTATAAGGTATGCAGCAGATGTGTTTTTAGAAACTCTAGATTTTAAAGTATTTTGCCCTAAACATACTTTATTTATTCAAAAAAGAGGTTATATCGATGAACATGAAATGGAAAGACTGCATTTAGCTATTTGGCAAGCTAATGCTCCCCAACAGTGGCAAGGTGCTACAGCAGTAGAAGTAAGAAAAACAGATGATGAACCTTACATGGTACAAAACTGCAATATTGCTCCTTCTTTTGATGTAGATAAAGTTGTTTTTAAGCAATTTAAATCGTATCTTAGTAAGAAACCACAAAAGTGGGCGTATATACATTTAAATACTTAGTATGAAAGGAATACATGTTAATTGGACCAAACCTTTTTTTCATAGAGAAAGATTAAGAGGACATGGATTTAGATCTACACGTGAATTACCAGGAGAATGCTATGATCAACCAACATACCAGATACTTTACACTATTTTATCTGCAGGAATGTGGAAACATCACAATGGTACTATAAAACTCTACACAGATTCAATAGGTTTTAATTTTTATCAGCAATTTGGTATTAATGAACTTTATGATGAAGTAGATATAAAGTTTTTAGATGGGTATTCGAAAACTAATATAGATCCAGCTTATTTTTGGACTAGCGGTAAAATAAAAGTTCTAGCAAACCAAACTGAACCTTTTGTTTTTATGGATCAAGATATGATAATCAGACAACCTATACCAGATTATATGTTGGAAGGAGATTTAACAGTTACTCATTGGGAAATACCTAGAGGATATTACTACTTTGAAAAAGAAGATTGGGAAAAAGAAATAAAGCATACTGAATTCCCAGACAATTACAACTGTAATGATCTTTGTCCAAATACTTCTTTTTTAGCAGTAAATAATATGAAATTAAAATCTGAATACTCTAATTGGCATAAAAAGTTAGTTGAAACAAATGGTGACTATGTACCTGAATGGTTTTGGTTACTTACTGATCAAGGTATATTAGGACATGTTATTAGAGAAGGAGATTATAAAGCTAATACGTTAACTGATAAGGTGTTTTTAGCTAATAGTAACTACTCAGACAGCAAAGAAAGGTATAAAGGAAAATCAGAACAATGGTACTTACCTATCGGAGCATCAGATAAAAAAGATACTGATTTAATTTGGGAGCATGTATGGTTTAATAAAATACATTTTAATATGTTTCCTGAATTCTTAGCAAAAGAAACAAAAAGGTACTTTAGAGAATGTATTGAGCTTGGATTAGGTGAGTATTTACAACATTCAAGATTTAAAAAATATTGGGATGAATACAACAATACCGATAATTAGAACATACTGGGGGAAAAGGAATGAAACCAAAGCTGAAATTCCAAGATTCCCGGTAATGGAGAATCACTTAGTATACGTTTGGGGAAAGGAGAACGAAAACTTTTTAAAAGAAAGAGGGTACAAAACATTTTTAGTCAAAAATTCACATCCTTACTTTGAAACATATAATACCCAGTATGGAAAAAAATTAGTAGCATTAGACTTAGCTTTAAAGAAGTTTGAAAAAGTCATAATGTTAGATTGGGACTGTTATGCTTTAAGACCGTTAGATGAGAATTTTTATAAATTATTAGATAAGAATGAAACTTTATGTCCTTTGTATGCACAACATAAAGAAACAGTTGATTCGTTTAAAGAAACATTTGAAGGAAGATTAATTTTAGATTATAACCTAGAATATTTTAAAGTTTTAGAAAGAGAATTTAAAAAGTACAACTGGGACTTTGAAGAAGGATTAGCTTCTCCGAATTTTGGTTGCCTTTACACCTCAAATAGGAATTTAGGTAGAGACTTAATTGATATAACAGTTAAGAATAAAATTGAAGGATGTATAGAAGAGCACGCTATGTTACTTTATGCTAATTGTTCTTTAGAAGAATATACAGATAGATACCAACCTACATATGTACAAGGGGTGAGTGATGATAGAACTGATCACTATTTTAAAATTAGCAAGATACAGAGAAAATTAAATAAATATATTAATAATAAGATTGATATGGATATATACTTTAAACATATTTAATGAAAGCACTTTGCAGCTTACCTTTTACTAGATTAAAAATAAACGAAGACGGTTCTTACCATTCCTGTTGCTTCCAGTCTTCTATGTACGGTAACATATTAGAAGACGGTATTGAAAAAGCTTTTAAAAATCCAGAACTAAGAAAAGTAAAAAACTCAATGCTACAAGGTAAGTTGGATAAAGAATACTGTGATAATGATCGTTGTCCCTTAAGATTTTACGACCTTAGTAGAATACCACATAAAGAGGTTAAACTAACTAAGTACCCAATAGATTTAGAATTAAACATGCCTTCTACATTTTGTAACATTGGAGGTCTAAATCCCACACCGGAAACTGCTTGTATTATGTGCCCTAGAAGTAGCGAACAATTTATGAGCGGAGTAGGTACTGATATATTAGATGATATTTTAGAAGAAGTAAAGACAGCAATGCCTAATGTTCAGAACCTTTCTATCTTGGGTATAGCCGAACCTTTTTATAAGAACAGGATATTTGATGTTTTTGAAAAATTAGAATTTACTAAATATAGAGATGATATTTTATTTTGGACTTTTTGTAACGGTACAATTTTTACTGAAAGAGCTCAAGATAGGTTTTTAAATATAGTAAAAAACGTACATTTAGGTTTTTCTATAGATGCAGGAACCGCCGAAACATATATAAAAATCAGAAGACTAGATTATTTTAATAAGATAAAAAAGAATTTAACTTCTTATTTCAAAAAAGTAAAAGAGAAAACAGAAATTAATGATAGGTCTTATACTACTAACAATATTAACTTATATAATGTACATGAGTTAAAAGAAATGATAGATTTAGGTATTGAAGTAGGATCTAATAGTACTCAGTTTACATTAACTATGAAATACCAAGCAGACTTAAAGATAGATAATAGCAAACTTTGTAACAGTGACAACTGGAAAATTTTCTGGGAAGCTCAAAAAGATGCAGAAGAATATGCAAAAAGTAAAAACTATAACGTAGACTTCTATGTACCTTTTCATAACGGATATTTAAAATAACATATGAATTTCAAAAAACCACTAATAGAAACCTCAATACAAGACATTTATCATTTAGCACCCATACCTCTATTTAAAAGAGTATTTGATGATAATATTACAACTTCAGTTTACAACTTAGGTAATAAAGTACTCAATGAACAACAGAAAAGAATGGGTCAAGAGCTACCCGGACAGTATGATAAGGAAAGACAAGCTAATTACGATATAAATTACGATAGGCAGGAGGAATGGGTAGAAGAGCATGAACTTCAACCTATAGGAAGTAGATTCTTTACTCCACCGAATGATTTTCTACAAAATAAAGATGAAAATGTACAGGTAATAAAAAGACGTATAAAAGGTAGTTTCTGTAAATTAATTGACTCTATCGGAATAACACATAACAGCAAACCAGAGATTACAGAAAGTTGGCTGCAGTATTACGAACCTACCTCAGGTAGAGGCCATAACGCTCACAACCATTGTAGATGGCATCATAGTGAAGCTAAACCATTAATGTTCTCAGGAGGTTATTACCTATCTGATGGAGACCCTATTAAAGACCATCCATATAGCGGGGTATTTTCTTTTCATATAAGAGGTATGAAACATTATATTAGACCAAAAAAAGGAATGCTACTTATATGGCCTTACGATATAGTACATTCAGTTGAACCTTTTTACGGTAAAACTCACAGAGCTGTTATTAACTTTAATATACAAATATAGATTTAGTAATCTAGCTGCTATTTATTTAATATATATACACAATAACTAATTAGTAAAAAAAATTAAAATTATGGCATTATCTTATTCTTGGCATGTTGGAGCATTAGACACATATCCAACAGCTTCAGATTCTCAAGACCCGGTAAATACCGAAAACGATGTAGTTTACAATGTACATTATACTTTAACAGCTTCTACAGGAAGTGACTCAGCTTCTATGATAGGAACTCAAGCAGTATCAACAGAGGATTTATCTTCATTTGATTCTTTTGACTCTCTAGACAATGCAGTAGTATCTGCATGGATAACATCAGAAATGGAATCTGCAAATTCAGGATCTGTACAGCAGTTAAAAAATGCAGTATCATCTTCTCTAAATTTACAGAGAAATCCAACAACTGTAGTTAAGTATTTAAGTACACCTGGAGAATAAATTTAAATAAAAGTTGTCTTATAAGATATTTATTCTTATATTACTATTATAATAAATCGATTAATTAAAAATTAAATTATGGCAAATCAAAAGTTAACTCAAGAAGAGCTTGACAAGTTACAAGAACTACAGCAAAAGAATGCTGCTTTGGTAAACGAACTAGGAGGTATTTCTCTAGCAGAAATCAATATCTCAGAGAGAAAAGAAGGAGCAAAATCATTTTTAGCTGAATTAAGAGAATCAGAAAAAGAGTTAGTAGACGCTTTAGAAGCATCTTACGGCGCTGGTTCAATTGACTTGAAGAACGGCGAGTTTATTCCTGCACCTAAAGAAGAAAAAGGTGTTGAAGAACCAGAGCTTGTAGAAGAAAAATAAAGAATCTTTTACATACTTATAGTTAAGGAGGGTTTTACATCCTCCTTTCCTATTTATTATAGACAGATATAGTTAAAACATTAGTTCTGTTTTACATTCCTGAATGATATTTATAATAAATTAAAATAAAATAGACCAAACATGGCAGAATCAATCATCTCACCGGGTGTATTTGCAAGAGAAAACGATATTTCTTTTATCCAGCCTGCTCCAGTAGAAGCTGGCGCTGCAATCATCGGGCCTTCAGTTAAAGGACCAGTAGAAGAACCAACCATCGTTACATCATACAATCAGTATGTACGTAATTTCGGAGAAACTTTTGTATCAGCATCAACAAAGCAAGAATATTTAACTTCTATAGCGGTTAAAAACTACTTCCAACAAGGAGGTAATTCTGTATTGATGACAAGAGTAGTAACTGGATCTTTCACTCAAGCATCTTCAACTCACATTTCATCATCACTTAACGATAGTGTTCAACCTTTTGAAATTAAAACATTAGGAAAAGGAGCTATCTTTAATAACTCAGTCTCAGTAACTAACCCAGGAGCAGAAATTGCAGGATCTGGAGGAGCTTTAGTATCAGGTTCAGTTGATAATATTAGATGGCAAATCCAAAATGTCGATGCTAAAAAAGGTACATTCTCTCTTTTAATAAGAAGAGGTGATGACAGTCATAGTAATAAAGTAGTATTAGAGACTTTTAATAATTTAAGTTTAGATCCTAATTCTCCTAATTACATCGAAAGCGCAATTGGTACTCAGTTTAAAACAAAAGCAACAGACGGAACTAAGACATACGTTAAGAGTCAAGGAGACTATATAAACAAATCTAACTACATATACATTTCATCAGTAAATTCAGCAACAGTTGATTACTTACAAAACGATGGTGTATCAGTAGGAGTAGATGGAGATGGATCTTCTTATTCAGGATCTTTACCGATTGAAGAATCTGGATCATTCTACAATGCAAATGGAATCAATGCTGTAGCTAACGCTAACTACTTTGGATCTATATCAAATACAAACACTCAAGGTTTAACATCTGGTAACTATACAGATGCTATATCAATACTAGATAATAAAGACGAATACATATTTAATATACTATCTGCACCAGGTTTAATTTATAAACATGCTGATCAAGCAGGAGCATTAAATAGTGTAGTTACTTTAGCAGAATCTAGAGGAGACTGTATCGCAGTAATAGATCTAGAGTCTTATGGTTCGACTGTAAGCAACATCACATCAACAGCAACAGGATTAAATAGTTCTTATGCTTCTTCTTATTGGCCATGGGTACAAGTTGTATCTGCTACGGGAAGAAACGTATATGTCCCTGCTTCTTGTGTTATACCAGGAGTATATGCATTTACAGATAATAGTTCAGCACCTTGGTTCGCACCAGCTGGATTAGTAAGAGGAGGAATCGTTGGAGTAATTCAAGCAGAACAAAAATTAACAAGAGGTCAAAGAGACTTATTGTATGATGGTAAAGTTAATCCAATCGCTACTTTCCCTGGACAAGGTATTGCAGTATTTGGACAAAAGACTTTACAGACTAAAGCATCAGCTTTAGATAGAGTAAACGTAAGAAGATTATTAATCGAGCTTAAGAAGTTCTTAGGAGATCAAGCTAGAAACTTAGTATTTGAACAAAATACAGTAGCAACTAGAAACAGATTTTTATCTATAGTGAATCCATACTTAGAATCAGTAGTACAGAGACAAGGTCTTTATACCTTTAGAGTAGTAATGGACGATACAAACAACACCGCAGATGTTGTAGACAGAAACCAATTGGTAGGTCAAATATTTATTCAGCCAGCTAAAACAGCAGAATTTATAGTACTAGACTTCACAGTTGAACCTACTGGAGCAACTTTTAACGGATAAATTATTAATTAACTGTATTTATAATAAAGTAAATAGAACATGGCAATATTAGATCCAAACGAAATAATGTTTAAAGCTTTCGAACCGAAAGTACAGAACAGATTTGTAATGCTTATCGACGGAATTCCTTCCTTTATGGTAAAGAATGTAAAAGCTCCTACCTTCACCGATAACGTTATCAAATTAGATCACATCAATTCATATAGAAAAATTAGAGGAAAAAGAGAATGGGACGATATGACCATGACACTTTACGATCCAGTAACACCAAGTGGAGCTCAAGCAGTAATGGAGTGGGCAAGACAAGGTTACGAATCAGTAACTGGTAGAGCAGGATACTCTGATTTCTATAAAAAGGATTTAACTCTAAATATTTTAGGACCTGTAGGAGACATCGTAGGAGAATGGATCATCAAAGGTGCTATTTTGTCAAACGGAGACTTTGGTCAATATGACTGGACATCTGATGAAGCTGTTGAAATCAGCATTACAGTAGCAATGGACTACTGCGTATTAAACTACTAATACACACCTACCTCTTATAAAGTTAATGAACCCGGATCTTTTCCGGGTTTTTTAGTTGTTTCTAAAAGTTATTTTTCTTATATTTATATATAGAATAAGTTATAAAGAAATAAAATTTATGGAATCAAAATTTAAACTACCTACTGAATCAGTAGAACTTCCTTCAAAAGGATTTCTCTACCCCGAAGATTCACCTCTAGCAAGCGGTACATTAGAAATGAAGTATATGACCGCAAAAGAAGAGGACATATTAACTAACCAAAACTACATTAAAAACGGTACAGTAATAGATAAACTATTACAATCTTTAATAGTAGATAAAAGCATTAAACTAAACGAACTGTTGATAGGAGATAAAAATGCTATAATGATAGCAGCAAGAGTTTTAGCATACGGTAAAGATTACACTGTGACTTTTGCTGGAGAAAAAGTTACTGTAGACCTTTCAAAGTTAGACAATAAAGAATTAGACGAAACTCTCTACAGTGATAGAAAGAATGAATTTAAATTCCCATTACCTCATACAGATAATCAAGTTACTTTTAGATTATTAACTCATGCTGATGAAAAAAATATAGAAAAAGAAATAGAAGGTAGAAAAAAATTAAATAAAGATTCAAGTACACAAGTTACCACAAGATTATCCTATATTATAACCAGTGTAAACGGATTAACAGAAAAAAAAGATATAAGAGAATTTGTTAATGATTACTTATTAGCAAAAGATTCAAGAGCTCTTAGAGAATACTACAATACAGTTTCACCCGATATAGATATACAGCATACTTATACAGACGATGCTGGAAGAGAGGAGGTATTTGAGATCCCGATTGGGATTGACTTTTTTTGGCCTGACCTCTGATTATAGGCAGATAGTCTTTTCTCAAATACATGAAATAGTATTTCACGGCGGCGGTGGTTATTCATGGCCGGATGTTTATAATATGCCTATATGGTTACGAAATTTCACTTTTAATAAACTGAAAGCACATTTTGATAATGAAGCAGAAGCATATGAAAAATCTAATAAAACATCAAAGAGTGAATCAACACAAGTCGCTAGACCAAACATTAAACCAGCCTATACTACAAAAGGTTCTAACAAATAAAAGACTTTACTATTTATAGGAAAGAAGTACCTCTATGGCTGAAGATAAAGAATACGAAAAGAAACGACAGCAAGCTAAAAAACAGACTCAAAAAGATGTTGATGAGATAAGCGTGTATGTACAGGATACTATGATATCCGTTGCCGCTAAAATCGGAGAAACACTTAAAGAATCTGTAAATGATGCTATAGACGGCGCAGATGCGTCCGTAATTAAATCAATAGGAAATGATCTTACTCGTCAATTCAAATCTGCTGCTAAATTCTCTGATACTTTAGCTTCTAATAATGCAAAATTAAACCAAGGAATACTTACAGGTAAGGATATAGAGAAACAACAGTTTCAACTCCAGGAAAAAAGATCTGCTCTGGTCAGAAAGTTATTGCATGCTAAAAAGATGGGCGTGGAGTATAGCATGGAAGATAGACAACAAGCATTTGAAGCACTTAATATACAGGAGGAACAATTAAGTAAAGACAAAGAACGTGCAGACGGTATTAAAAAAGCATTAGGAGCAACAGGAGAAGTATTTACTAGAATCAGTAAAAATAAATTTTTTGGCGGTCTTTTAAATGCAGAAGAAGGTTTGAAGAAGATGAGAAGTGAAGCTGCTAAAAATGGAAAAGCTTTTTCTGGTCTAGGAGGGAAAATCAAACTTATAGGCAAAGGAATAGGTGCTGCATTTTCAGGAATAGAGTCTGCTACTATTATTTTAGGAGTCATAAAACTTATAGTAAAGGCTTTTAAATTTGTATTAGACTTAGCTTTAGGATTTCAGAAAAAAGTAGTAGAGACCGCACAAACATTCGGTGTAGCAAAAGAACAAGCCAGGAAAATGGTAGAAGAAGTTTCAAAAGGAGCAGATGCTTCTGGGAAACTCTACATGAATACATCTGCTGCTTTGGCTGCTCAAAAAGAACTAGTAAATTTATTAGATAGAGGCGGTAAATTTATGGCTGATTCTTTAACTTCAGTAACTTTTTTGCAACAAAGATTAGGGTTATCTTCCGATACTGCCGCTAAATTTGTTTCTAAGTTTGAAATGTTCGGTAAAAGCTCAGAAGCCGGTTTAGATAATATCTTAGCAATGAATAATTCAATGATCAATGCTGGGCAGAGTACAGCCACGTTTGGTCAAGTTGTTAAAGGTGTTTCTGAAGCATCAGGACAAATCCAAGCATCATTTGGTTTTAGTGCCAAATCTATAGCTAGAGGGTATCTTGCGGCACGTAAATTAGGGTTAACTTTATCTCAAACAAAAAGTGTATCTGAAAGTCTTTTAGACTTTGAAAGTTCAATCGCTGCAGAAATGGAAGCTGAATTATTCTTAGGTAGGGACATAGAGTTAGGTAAAGCTAGGACGTTAGCTATGCAAGGAGATATGGTAGGTGCTACTCAAGAAGTAATGAAGACTATGAAAGGGTTAACAAAAGAGGAAAGAAAACGTCCTTTTATTATGAAAAACCTTGCAAAACTATCAGGATTGTCAGTAGATGAACTACAAGATGCTTATGCACTGGAACACGATAGAGGTAGACAAGCACAGCAACAAATTAAAAATCAAAGGGAATTTCTTAAGAGACAGAAAGAGATTAAAGAAATGGTAGGTAAAACTGCTGAAGAAAAAGAAGAGTTAATTAAAAAGTTACAAGATGAGTTAGGAATAGCAAACGCCTCTAGAAAACAATTAGATGCTAACGTTACCGCTGGGCAAGCATTCCAAGAAGTAATAGAAAAAGCTAAAAATGCTTTGCAAAAATTTGTAGGTTCTGGAGCATTAGATAAATTAGTAGACTTACTAACAGACTTTATAGATAGAGCAGCAAAAGTAGGATTCGCACGTGCAGCTTTCGGCGGCGGTGACGCAGAAATAGCAACAGATAATGCTAACGCACTTTTAAAACAACAAAATTTATCAAAACAAGCAATAGAAAAGATTAAAGAAACTCAAGAAGTAGCATCACAAGGATTCTGGTCCAAAGCATGGGCATTTACTAAAGGAGCAGCTTTTGGTGGCCCAACAGGTGTACTAATGGGTTCAATAAATGTAGCCAGAAAAAATGCTCAGATAAAAGGAGCTCAAACTGATCTCAAAACCCAAGCAGATGGACTTCCTAAAGAAGCAAAAGTTGAAGATTTTACTCTTAGGCCATTAGGAAAAGATACAATTACCATGGCAGGAGGTACAAAACTAGGAGGTAATGTAGAAAAACTATTACAGGAGTTGATAAAGGTTGTAAAAGAGGGAGGAGATGTTTACTTAGATGGAGGAAAAGTAGGATCAGCATTAGCTTTAGGGGCTAGACTTACTAATTAGTCCTATTTATATTATATAACAAACTTTAATAAATTATAAACATGTCATTATTAAACAAAGTAAAAGAATCAGTACTGAGCCTGAAAGGTCAAACACCTAGTAAAAGAGAAGGTGCTAAAATTACATCTACTCTACATGCTAATTCATCAATAACAGACAATCCAGATATTCTGGCACAACAGTCTAAATTGAGTTTAAAAGGTCTTAAACCGAGTAATAACTACTTAGACAATTTACCTGAAAAAGGTATACGTACTAGAGCTGTAGACGGAACTGGTAACAATTAGAAATTAATACTTAAATTTTAAAGCATGCCTTTAATAGATTTAAATACTAATCTTAAGTCTTTGACTTATGGTGAGTTTGGAAGTACTGAACCTTTAGTAATAAAGGATATAAATGCTAATCCAAGCCCTAATGGTATAGCCTTGGAAGGATCTAAAAGGGTAGATGATTTAAAAAGAATAAGTAAATTACTAACACAAACTCCAGCAGCATTAAAATTTGCTTCTAACCAAGCAGCATTAGGTCTCATAGAAAAAGGTATTCAAAACCCTGACGCTAGCTTTGGAAAAAAACTCTTAGGAGGAGTTGTAGGTACAGCTACTAAGTTAGCTTCTACTTTAGCACAAGTACCTATATCTGGAACTGGTCTACATTTTGTAGAGGGTTTTGCAGGTAAAAGAGGGTACATAACAGGGGTTAGAGGACATGTAGAGTATAAGAACAAAGTAGCAAATGGCCTTTACAGTGACGGTAAAAACAACATCACCTTAAAAGGTAAAATTGAAAAATCAAACGATACTACGCTAAAAGGTAAAATACTCACTACTTATGTAGATAAGTTTATTGACGATGGAGATGACGGATCAAAAGAAAGAGATTTGTACCAACCTGATACCACAGCTCCAACTATTATAGCTCCAACACCTAGAAATGAACGAGATCAGTTAAATAAGAACAAAAAAGGCTCTGAATATAAGGTAATTTATGTTTCACAAGAAAAAAGAAGTCACGCAGCATATGAACAAGCTAATTTTGGTTTTGATAAAAACAAATATCTTATTAATCTGAATAATAAACTACTAAGGGATAAGGATAGTGAAGATACTACTATAGAAGTAGTAGATAGAATAAGTGGGATAGGCCCTATAGTTGGAGATTTATCTAAAGGTACAACGATCATTGATCCAAATGATTTTGAAAATCAATATTTTAAAGATTTAATTGATTTTAACTTTAAAGTAATAACCCCTAGAAAAGGAAAAGAAGATGACTCAGAAGTAACATACTTACCCTTTAGAGCTTTCTTAGATTCTTTCAACGATAATTTTGTAGCCAATTGGAATTCACATAAGTATATAGGTAGAGCAGAATCTTTTTATTCTTACGGTGGTTTTGAAAGAACTATCTCTTTGTCCTTTAAAATTGCGGCTAGTAGTAAAGAAGAAATACTACCTTTATATCAAAAACTTAATCTCTTGGTAGGAGCTACTGCTCCGACTTATAAAGAAGGAGGGTATATGAGAGGCCAGATCGTAGCATTAACAGTAGGGGACTACCTAAATGATACCACAGGAATTATAACAGCCATAGACCTTTCATGGAATACAGACTACATATGGCATACAGAAGGTATGGATATAAAAAACCCATCGTCTGCCATTGGTGCTCCATCCACTAAAAAACTACCTACTGTATTGGACGTGACTGTTAGTTTCACTCCTATACATCAAGATATACCAGAGTATGGTAGTGAGTTTATCGGAGCAGAGAATACGATATTTAAATCAGAATTTTAAAACCATGAACAGGTATAAAGACATAAAAACATTAAAAAATTCTGAAGGTTTTAGTTACAGGAGAAATACTATATTCCCGGAAATTAAAGAATCTTTAACAGACATTTACGTTATCACTACCGCAGGAGATAGATTCGATACTCTTGCTTTGCAGTACTACAGAGACTCATCTTTATGGTGGGTTATAGCAGGAGTAAATAAAAGTAAAAAAGATTCATTAGTTGTAACACCGGGTTTACAAATTAGAATACCTATGGACGTGGCTAACATTCTAGAAGAATTTAACGATCTTAATAATGATAGGTAAATGGCAGGTAACAGCATAAAATTCGAAGGTCCTTTAAACGCCAATTGTCTTAAACAGATAGAATTTAGACAAAAAATAAATTCTAAACCTACAAAATCCATAGAAGAACTTTCTTTATTTAATAATAGAAGTGGGTGGGTTAAAGTAACTTCAGGAGTCAATCATATTGTCGGTGTAGACAATAAAGACCTAGCAAATAGAATATACGGTGAAGACACAGAAGACGCTAAAAAAGCCTTAATAGAGCATAGATCAGCAGGCGCTAAAGAAGCAAGTAATACTGTTTTAGTTGGAGGTATATTAAGGGAGGACCTGAAAGATGATGACGCTTCTTCAAAATATAGACAAGGTTTAAATTTTTTAGATGATAAATCTAGTAGTTACTCTAACTCAATAAGGGGATTTAAAGCAATGCCAGGAATAACGGACTTTTCAATTAAGTCCATGTCAATACAGAACGGCGCAATGAAACAAGTTGAGTTCAACTTAAAAGTAAACACAGTAGAAGACTTAGATATTATAGATACACTGTACTTCAGACCAGGGTATGACATATTGGTAGAATATGGTGCAAATGTTTATATAGACGCTGACGGAGAAATAGAAAATCAAATTTATTCTGTTTCAAAAAAGTTTCTAAAAGGAGAAAGCTTATCACAAATAGAAGACCTAACTCAAAAATATAAAGAAAAAACAGGTGGTAACTATGAGGCAATATTTGGTAAAGTTGTTAATTTTTCTTGGGATTATAATTTAGATGGCAGTTATGATTGTTCAGTAAAAATAATTACCATGGGAGATTTAATAGAATCATTGGAAATTTTGGAACCTGTTACAAATGCTGAAATAAAAAAAGATGCTGAAGAAAACAGCAATACAGGTTCAACAACAAAAGGAACTTATGATTGGTCTGATGCTATTTCTACAATGTTACTGGCACTTATGTGGGGTACTAAATCTGCTAGAAACCGTATAAAGAAAAAATATAATGTAGATGTTTTCAGATCAATAGAGTTAAAATCAGATAAAATACAAGGACAAGATGACGCAGAAAATAACTCTGATAAATCTAAAAATTATCACTGGTATATTACATTAAGAGATTTTTTACACCTACTTAATGAGTATTTTATACCAGCTGGAACTAAACGTGACGGTAAACTTTTTAAATTTTCAACAGATTATTCGGAAAATGGATTTACCACTTTTCATGAACATATGTCAATTGATCCAGGAATATGCTTCCTTCCATATACTGGAACAGGAAAAGCTTGGTATTTTGATTCGGACAATTGGTTTTGGCGTAACAGCTTTTTTGATAACTTTTCAAATGCAGGAGGATTACCTCCTAAAGTATTTGTAGAAGGACATAAAAAACAAAAACAGAGATTTGGTGAAGACTATAATCCTAGAAGTCCACAAGCAATATGTTTAAACATAAACCACTTACTAGAAATTCAGAATAGTTTATTAGAAGAAGCAAAAAAGAACAGTAAAACCAAAATCTCAGTTTTCAATCTTCTAAAACAAATATTAGATGACTGTGAAACAGTTATGGGGGGTATTAACGATTTAGAAATTGTATACGATTCAGATAGAAACGAATGGAGCGTTAGAGATATAGGTATTCCTAAAAAAGTAACTAAAAAAACAGTACCTAAATTAAAAGTAACAGGTACAAGTTCTTTTGTTACAAATTTATCTATTAGGTCTAAAATTAGCAGTGCTATTAATAGTGCACTAGCAATAGCTGCAACTGCTACTAACGGATCATCCAGTAATACAAATTTATTACAGTTCAATAAAAACCTTTATAATAGGTACAATACGATTAGTCCAAACAGAACTGAAGTAACAAGAGCAAATGAGGGGGAGTATTTAGAAACTATTATTGGTCAAATTGGAGGAGCATTTGCAAGGTATGCTCAAGGACACTACGATAGGAGCAAATTCACAGATAATAACTCTAACTACTACAGGTACTGCAAAGTCAGACTCGCAACTGAGCAAGATAAACAAAGAAGACAGTTTAGAGAAGTTGGGTTTCCTGGTGTTATACCTATAGAACTTTCCTTAACCGTAGACGGTATGACTAATTTTATACCAGCTGAATCATTTCAACTCAGCAAAGGAGTACTACCAGAACGTTATGACGATCAAGTATGTTTTAGGATTACAGAAATAGGTCAAAAAATAAGTAATGATAATAAATGGTCAACTGAAATCAAGGGTATGATGACAATGCTAGCTACCAACAGCCCAATTTACCCTAAACCAGTACGTGAAGAAAGACCAGCACCAGATACATCTAATGTTACGTACAGACCTAAAGAAACAACAAATAGAGGTGCTATAACACCTACTAATACTCCTTGGAGTGCAGCATTTATCTCCTACATAGCACTTAAAGGAGATTCAAATTTCCCGAAAGCTGCAGCACATACTAAATATGCACAAGCAGCTAGAAGTGCTCCTAACTGGAAAGCTTTACCTGCAAGTTCAACTTCACCTCAATTGGGTGATATAATAATTAAAGGAAGAAACGGTAACACTCTAAACTTTAGTTCTTCTAGATGGAGCGGATATTCTCATGGAGATTTAGTTACTTATATATCTCAACCTACCAACTTTGTTGAAAAAGCAGGTAAAAAATACAATACAATAGGAGGAAATGTAAACCACACAGTTAAGAAAAAATTCTTTACAGCAGATTCTGACGGTTATTATGGAAATGGTATGGTTATAGTATTAAGACCACAAGCAGGTGTAAATGTACAGGCTATGATTAATGCAGCTACTAAAGAATGGAAGGTATGGCATGAAGATACGAAGAACCAGAAGGTAGATCAAGAACATACGGCTAATAGAAGTGGACCAAGATCTCCATTAATATTTGAAAGACTAAAAACATACTGGGCATCAGTAAACTATTCTAACTTCCAAAAAGATACAGCATAATGTGGTTACCTATATTTAAATATCTGTTAAAATTTGCTAAATTAGGAATGTTCGCATTCAAAGGTACTGGGCAGGAATACCAAGGCCCGTATGTTGAGACGAATACCGGTAAATTGTACGCTGGAGAATCCCCAACAGATACTGGACTTGAACTAATTTCAATAGACAATAACGATACATTGACTATAGGAAACGTATCAACTCCTTTTGAATCTGAAACAGTATTCCCTACCCCTGAAGACTATGCAAGAGGTTTTATGTTAAGGTATTTCCTTAAAAACCTCACTACAGGTAAGATAGTAGAAGTAAAAAATAACAGCTATACAAAATTAATCAAAAAGAATTACTATAAAGGGGATATTTTAAAATGGATTCTAACCAAACCAGCTAAAGACATATTTAGCCAAGGCTACTTATATAAAGGAGCTATTACTAGAAATAAATCTAATACTAAACAAATATCCTTTAATATAACAGGATTAGATACCTTTATCACAGAGTATGATAAATTCGTTAATATAGAATCTGATATAAAAGGTTTTAAATTTGAAGAACTTCCTAAAAAAGAGAAGATTAGAATAATTAAGCAACAGAGACCTAACATACAGAGGCCTCCAAAAGTTAAACCAAAAGCATTCTTAAAACCAGAGCCTGTAAATAATGCACCCACTATCCCTATCTCCCAATCTAATTCTCCATCTGGTGGAGGATCTACCGGTGGCGGTGGTGGAGGATTAAATCAATCCTTTGATGAAGTAATAAGTGACTCTGATAATTCATCAATGGGCAACAACAATCTAACAAGTAATTCAGCAAATAACTATTATTAGTTTGTAATTCAATTTATTTTTCTTATATTATATAAAAGGTTATAATAATGTTTTATATAGTTGAAGAATCTTACAAGTTAGAACGCTTAGAAAAGCTAATGAGGCTTGGCTGCTATGTAGATATTATACCTACACATGATCTTCATCACCCTAAATTAACAACTACAGTAGCAGTTTACATAAGAATACTAAAAAGTCAACACGGCTATATAATTCCTATAGACCACGAAGAATGTATCAATGTAGATAAACAACGTATCTACGATATTCTTTCTAAATGCAATAAACTATATACATTAGATAAGAAAAAACTACTCTATCATTTTAATTTACAGGGAGCAATAGATATATCTTTAGTATATAGTATGGTAAAATACGAAAGATTAGACATAACTAAAACTAATTCCACAGTTAATTATTTTTATAATAAATTTAGGGAGTTTCCACATATTAATAAACTAATACCTATATCTAAACATTTCGAAGTTTGTGAAAAAGCATATGAAGCGGTAAGTCCTGTATTAGATATTGAAATCCCCTCTGGATTTGATTTTTATAATAATACGGCTACTAATGTATTTTTCTTATTAGAGCAACATGGTATTGGAATAGATTATGATAAATTTCTGGAGAACTTTACTCCAAGAGATCCCGTATACAATATTAAGAACAATAAAGTTTTAACCTTTTATAATTTATATAATGCTACTTCCAGACCTACTAATGCTTTCAACAGCGTTAATTTCGCTGCTATACCTAAAAGTGAGCAGCATCGAAACTGTTTCCACCCGACCAATGATTACTTTGTTGAGTTTGATTTTGATGGTTATCACCTTAGGTTACTTTGTAATCAGATTGGATATGAACTTACCCCTGAGTCTGCTCATAAGCAACTAGCAAAACATTACTTTGGAACTGAAGATATTACTGATGAACAGTATATTGAAGCTAAACAAATTAATTTTCAAGCTATATACGGTAAAATACCAGAAGAACATAAAAATTTAAAAATATTTAAACTAATACAGGAATATATTGATAATATGTGGGCAGTCTATAAAGACAAAGGAGTAGTAAGTAATCCTCAATCAGGAAAACCGTTTACTAACAACCTTAAAGACACTCATCCAGCTAAGTTAATGAATTATATGATGCAATCGTTGGAAACCTCAAATAATATTCTTATATTGAAAGAAGTACTGCGATACTTAAGAAATAAAAAGACTAAAATATCGCTTTATACATATGATGCTATCTTATTTGATTTTAGTAAAGAAGACGGCAAAGAGACTTTAAATGAACTGAAAGATATACTAGAAAGCGGTAAAAAATATCCAGTAAAATTTAAGTACAATAAAAATTTAGTTTTGTAGAACAGTTTATATTTATAATAAATGCGAGTAGATACGGATTTTTCAGTCGATTATGATTTCGACGACATTTTTTTAAGTGGTGATATGAGTAACAAATTGTTCTGTACGTTTTCGACCCAAGAGAATTTAGAAAACGTCCTTACTTCAATACAGGAAAGATATAAGATTATATATAGTAAGATCTTTGTACTTTATTCTAAAAGTCAAGATGAATATATATGTACTTATAACGTTGATTTCGGTAATGTCTCAGCTTTCTTAGATAATACTATCTTGGTTCATAGAAAGAAAGAAACAAATACCCTCTACACAATCAATGCTCTTAATACACTCATAAAACAGCTCAATGGCGGACAGCTTGACTCTTCTTATAGGATCAATTGGGCGGATTACAGAAACTGCGTACTTTTAACCAAAGGACCAGAATTAAAAAGGATAAATACTAAATTATTTAACATAATAGAGTTGGATAATTGATTTTTTATTCTTATATTAATAGAGTAATACATTTAAAAATTAGTTATATATGGATATTAATGCAATCAAGGCTAAACTAGATGCCTTAAACAACAACGGTCAGGATAGAGAAAAGACTGACTACTCCAAGATTTTTTGGAAACCACAACTGGGCAAACAAACGTTACGTATTGTACCGTCTGCTTTTGACCCTGCATTTCCTTTTAAGGAATTGAAATTTCACTACGGAATCGGAAAGTATCCGATGGTAGCACTATCTAACTTTGGTAAGCAAGACCCTATTGAAGAGTTTGTTAAAGAGTTAAGAAAAACGAATGATAAAGATAACTGGTCTCTATCAGGGAAAATCAGTCCTAAAACTAGGATATTTGCTCCAGTAATCGTTAGAGGAGAGGAGGACAAAGGAGTTCGACTTTGGGGATTCGGAATTACTATTTATAAAGCTTTATTAGCTTTAGCAGAAGATGAAGACATCGGAGATTTTACAGATGTAATCAACGGATGGGATATGGTAGTTGAACAAACTCAAGGTAACCCTTACCCTGAAACTACAGTTAGGATTAAACCTAAACAAACTCCCTTATCAGATAATAACGACTTAGTAGATACTTGGTTAAAAACTCAACCTAACCCAGTAGAAGTACATAGTCAATACGATTATGATTTTATTAAAAAACAACTTCAAAACTATCTAAACCCAGGTTCAGGAGACGAAACGACTGAAACACCTGCTAAAGATAAACTGCCAGAAAGCTTAGGTCAACAAAAAACTGACTTTACTTTGGAAACAGCTACGGCTGGCAACAAAGACACAGTAAGTAAATTTGATGATCTATTTAACGAATAAACATGGCAAAAAAGAAAGAAGAAGTAAAAGCAAGAGCGACTGCTGCTGTACAGAAGTCGTTTAATTTAGGAAATTTTAAAAAGAAAAAAGGTTTTTCGAATGCTTCCGTAAAGTTTAAAGAGCAAGGATGGATTCCTTTATCTAAAGCTTTTCAAGACATTACCTCTCTTCCCGGTATTCCAACTGGTCACATAACTCTCTTAAGAGGACATAGTGATACTGGAAAAACAACAGCTCTAATTGAAGCAGCAGTCAATGCCCAGAAAATGGGTATACTGCCTGTCTTCATTATTACGGAGATGAAATGGTCATGGGACCATGCTAAAGAGATGGGCTTACAGTTTGAAGAGACTAAAGATGAGCATGGTAATGTTACGGATTACGAAGGACATTTTTTATATGCAGATAGAGGTCAATTAAATACTATCGAAGATGTAGCAGTTTATATTGCTGATCTTATGGACGAACAAGCTAAAGGTAACTTACCTTATGATATGTGTTTCTTCTGGGATAGTATTGGTTCTGTACCTTGTGACTTATCAGTACGTTCTAATAAGAATAACAACGAATGGAATGCTGGTGCGATGTCTACTCAATTTGGTAATAATCTTAACCAAAAGATTCTATTATCTAGAAAAGAGAATTCACCGTATACAAATACTATGGTAGCTATTAATAAAGTCTGGACTATGAAACCAGAACACCCTATGGGACAACCTAAATTGCAAAATAAAGGAGGTATGTCTATGTGGTACGATGCTACTCTAGTAATTACTTTTGGTAATATCACCAACCCAGGAACTTCTAAAATAAAAGCAATTAAAAACGGTATGCAAGTTGAGTTTGCTAAACGTACTAACGTTCAAGTAGAGAAAAACCATATCGGAGGAGTACAGTCTAGAGGTAGAATTGTAATGACTCAACACGGCTTTATTGAAGATGATAAGAAAGCAATTGATAAGTATAGAGATGCTCACAAAGCTCACTGGCTAAAATTAGTTGGATCTGTAGACTTTGATCTTATTGAAGAAGGAGATTTAGAAGAAACACCAATATCTCCTAATTTACTAGATTAATGGCATACGAAAATATACTCAACAATTTAAAAGAGACCCCACCCCGTGAGTTGAACGATCATATCTTGATCGTAGATGCTATGAATATGTTAATTCGTAGTTTCTCTCTTCTCAAGGCGATGAACCCATCAGGCGCACATATCGGAGGCCTGGTGGGCTTCCTTCGCTCTTTAGGGTATGTTACCAGAATATTCGATCCTACCAGAGTGATAATAGTTTGGGATGGTAAAGGAGGTTCTGCTAATAGAAAGAACATTGACCCTAATTACAAAGCTCAAAGAGCAACCAGTAGGATAACCCACTGGGGACTTTATGACAGTAAACAGGAAGAAATGGAAGCTCTTATTGGACAATTGCATAGAACGCAAGACTATCTAGATTGCTTACCAGTCCAGCAGTTAATGATGGAGAAATTAGAAGCAGACGATATAATAGCATATATTGCTAAAAGAGCTTCAATTAGTAATGTTAAAAAGTGCACTATTATTTCATCAGATAAGGATTTTTTACAGTTAGTGGATGATACTGTTGAAGTATATGCACCTATCAAAAAGAAAACCTTTACTGAGAGTAATATATTCGATGAACTTAAGGTATTACCGGAAAATTACAACATAGTTAAAGCGTTATTAGGAGATAATTCCGATAATTTAGCAGGAGTAAAAGGATTAGGTATAAAAACCATACTTTCAGAGTTCCCTAAACTAGCTAAAGAACCTAATATGAGTCTAGAGTACGTATACGATGTATGTGCTGAAAAATTAGAAGAGAAGAAGTTTAAGAAAATATTTCCTAAAATTATAACGGAATGGGATAGAGTTGAAACCAACTTTAAACTTATGGACTTGAATGTCTCTGATTTAGACGATAAAGAGAAGGAGTATGTTATGGATGTTCTTAGAGCATCACTTCCGGACTTGCAAACAGGTGCTTTTCTAAGGCAGTTAGAGCAGGATAAAATTGAAGGTATTACAAAAAATACCGAAGGATGGTTAGAGAACTTCAGAGGACTCACAACAGTAAAATAAACTGCTCTTTTAGTAAATATATACACTAAAACAGTTGCTTATTAAATTAAAATTAACTATATTGAAATAAAGGTTATAATATGACATTAAAGAGTTTACAACAATACGGAAAGGGGTTTCAATTAAAAGTTTTAGGGTCATTACTGACAGATAAAACGTTCTTATTAAACGTAAGAGATGTTTTAACTGAAGACTACTTCGATTCAGATGCACATAAGTGGATTATTAACGAAATTATGAGATATTTCGACAACTACCACACTACTGTGACTATGGATGTTTTAAAAGTAGAGCTTCAAAAACTAGATAATGATATCCTACAAGTAGCTTTAAAAGAGGAATTGAGAAATTCTTATGCTGCTTCCCAAGATGATTTAGAGTACGTTCAAGAAGAGTTTACTAACTTCTGTAAAAACCAAGAAATGAAAGCAGCAATACTTAATTCTGCTGATTTACTTAAAGAAGGTGATTTTGACGGTATCAGAAATGTAGTAGAGAAAGCTATGAAAGCTGGTATGGATAAAAATATTGGACATGAGTACAATAAGGATATAGAAAGTAGATATAGAGAGAATTATAGACCAACTATACCCACTCCTTGGCCGGTTCTTAACGAAGGAATACAAGGTGGGTTTGGACCAGGAGATTTAGCTATTGTTTTTGGTAACCCAGGTGGTGGAAAGAGTTGGACTTGTGTTGCAATGGCTGCTCATGCAGTAAAGATGGGTCATAACGTTAACTACTATACTTTAGAATTAGGAGAAGATTATGTTGGTAAACGATTTGATTGCTACTTTACAGGTTACTCTATAGATGAAGTAAACAGCCATAGAAAAGACGTACAGAAAAAAGTTGACGGCTTGAAAGGTAAGCTTATAGTTAAGGAATATCCACCAAAAGGAGCAACTGTAAATACTATAAAATCTCATATACAGAAATGTATAGATATGGAACATAAACCAGATTTGATTGTAATTGATTATGTTGACTACTTAAGAGCTCCCTCTAAAGGTAAATTCTCAGAACGTAAAGATGAAATTGACGATGTATTTATCGCTACTAAAGGATTAGCTAAAGAATTCCAGATACCAGTAATTACTCCTTCTCAAGTAAATAGAATGGGTGCTAAAGATTCTGTAATTGAAGGAGATAAAGCTGCTGGTTCGTACGATAAGATGATGGTAGCAGATATGTGTTTTTCTTTATCTAGAATGAAAGAAGATAAAGTGCTAGGTACAGGTCGATGGCATGTTATGAAAAATAGATACGGTATGGATGGTATGACGTATAATCTTAAGATGGATACTAATAATGGACATATTGAATTTGAAGGAAAAGCTGATATGGAAGATCTAGAGCCTAATGCTAATGGCGTCACTTCTACTCATAAAGAGCTTGCAAAGAAATTTTTCAGTGTAGAACAAAGTAATAATGAATAAGAGGCATATTTATAAAAGTATCCTCAAGATCTTTCTGACTGACTCTTGGGGATTCATTGTCTCAACAACCTAATAATATATAAAGATATATGAGTTTACTAAAAGAAAGGATAGTTTACAAACCGTTTGAATATCCACAAGCATACGATTACTGGTTAAAACAACAACAAGCTCATTGGCTGCATACAGAAGTGCCGATGGCGAACGACGTAACTGACTGGAAGTCTAATATGACCACTAGTGAAAAAAACGTTGTAGGTCAAATTTTAAAAGGATTTGCACAAACAGAAACAATTGTTAATGACTACTGGTCTACCTTAGTTACTAAGTGGTTTAGAAAACCAGAAGTAATAATGATGGGGACTACTTTAGGTTCCTCAGAAACTATTCATGCAGAAGCATACTCGTTGCTAAATGAACAATTAGGGTTAGATGACTTTTCAGAATTTCTTGAAGATGAAGCTACTATGGCTAAAATAGAAGCTTTAATGAATGTTAGAGATAATCACGATGGTACTCCTAACTGGCATGAAAGAGCTAAGTCTTTAGCAATTTTTTCTGCGTTTACGGAAGGTGTGAATCTTTTTTCTTCCTTTGCAGTATTACTATCATATAAAATGCGTAACCTACTTAAAGGTGTAGGTCAAATAGTAGAATGGTCTGTAAGAGATGAATCCTTACACTCAGATGCAGGCTGTTGGTTATTTAGAACTCTGATGGAAGAACATCCAGAATTCAAAACTCCTGAACTTATAGCTGAGATAGAGGAAGCAGCACATTTAGCTTTAAAACTAGAGTTCGATTTTATTGATAAGGTATTTGAAATGGGTGACTTAGAGAATCTAAGCAAGACAGAGTTAAAGAATTTTATCAAACATAGAGTTAATACTAAAATGGGAGATCTGGGCTTAGATCCAATTATTCCATCATCTGATATTGATAAAGGAGCTTTAAAAACAATGAAATGGTTTGATGCAGTTATAGCTGGTAAACAACAGACAGATTTCTTTGCAAGCAGAGTTACAAATTACAGTAAAGGTCATATTGACTGGTCTAACGCATTTTAAAAAAAACTTATGAGCATAATTGTAGACACTTCTTCCTGGGAATCAGGTAAGGACTACCCAGAATGGATGAATGAAATATCAATTGCTACTATATCAAAAGGGTATCTTTTAGCAGATGAAACACCAAAAAAAGCTTTTAGAAGAGTTGCTTCCACAATAGCAAGAAGGTTAGATAGACCGGATATGGAAAATAAGTTCTTTAGGTATATGTGGAAAGGTTGGTTAAACCTGGCTTCACCAGTTTTATCTAATACTGGAACTGATAAAGGACTACCAATCTCCTGTTTTGGTATTGATACCCCAGACTCTATTAGAGGTATCGGTTTGACTAATGCAGAACTTATGAGATTAACTTCTTTAGGTGGAGGAGTTGGAATCGGTTTAGGTAAAGTTAGAGGAAGAGGTGAAAAAATAGGAAACGGAGTAGGTCAATCAGAAGGTATAGTACCTTGGGCTAAAATTTATGATTCTACTATCATAGCTACTAACCAAGGAGCAGTTAGAAGAGGAGCAGCATCAGTAAACTTAGACATCAATCATCCAGACATAGAGGAGTATCTAGAAATACGTAGACCCAAGGGAGACCCTAACAGACAGTGCCTCAATTTACATCAATGTGTAAATATAGATGATGCTTTTATGCAACGTTTAGAACATAGAGATGCAGAAGCAATGGAATTATGGATAAAGATTCTTAAATCTAGAATGGAAACCGGAGAACCCTACATTATGTTTGGTGATACAGTAAATAATGCAAATCCATTAGCATATAAGAAAAATAATCTAGATGTTTCTATGACTAATATTTGTTCTGAAATTACTTTACATACTGACGAAGAACATAGCTTTATATGTTGCTTGTCTTCAGTTAACCTTACCAAATACGATGAATGGAAAAACAGTGATTTAATAGAAACTGCTATATACTTTTTAGACGGAGTCTTAGAAGAATTTTTAGCTAAGACATCTGGAAGAGATTCACTTATTAGAGCTCATAGATCAGCTAAGAAAGGAAGAGCAATAGGATTAGGAGTATTAGGTTGGCATACGTTACTTCAAAACGAAAGAATACCATTTGCCTCAATTGCTGCTACATCACTAACTCACCAGATATTTTCAGATATTAAGCAAAAAGCAGAAAATGCTTCTAGAAAATTAGCAAATGAATATGGGGAGCCATTATGGTGCAAAGGTACTGGAATGAGAAATACACATTTGATAGCTGTTGCTCCTACAGTTTCTAATAGTACTATAGCTGGAGGAGTATCTGCAGGAATCGAACCTGTACCTGCTAATGTTTATACTTTTAATTCTGCCAAAGGTACTTTCATCAGAAAGAATTCTGCTTTAGAAAGCTACTTAGAAGAATCAGGACATAACACAGAAGAAGTATGGGATGAAATTATGAAGGATAGAGGTTCAATTGCTAATCTACCCGAAGATATTATGCCAGCAGAAGATAAACCTATATTTTTAACCTTTGCAGAAATTAACCAGCTTCAATTGGTTGAGCAAGCTTCTGCTAGACAGAAATATATAGATCAAACACAATCTTTAAATTTAGCATTTGACCCAACAGATAGTCCTAAGTTTATTAACGAAGTACATCAAGCAGCATGGAGGTTAGGAGTTAAAACTCTATACTACCTAAGAACAGACTCAGTAATCAATGGAGATATAGGTAGCAGGACTTCCACAGATTGTTTAAGTTGTGATGGATAAAAATTAAATTATAGTTGTTAATTAAAATAAAATTTCTTATATTATAGTATGGTACAAGCAATAAAATTTTACGCAGATTGGTGCGGACCTTGTAAAGTCTACGATAGAGTATGGACCAAGGTAGAAAGTGAATTAAATGAAAAAGTTAAGTTTAAAAGTATTAATATAGAAAAAGACACCTCAGGACTAGCAGCAGAGTATAAAGTTAGATCAATACCTTTTACAGTTATAATTAATGAAGAAGGTACAACTACTACTAAAACAGGCTTAATAAAAGAAGAAGAACTCAAAGAGTTATTAAAATAAGTAATCAATAAAATAAGTTATATAAATGTTACGAAAACCAGATTCAATCCCTGCTAACGATACTATCGTTCAGGACCCTAGTATGGAACCTTTCTTTATCAGTAAATCCTCTACAGGAGGCTATACAGTATATGAAAGAGTAATTAAAGGAGATAATAATACAGAGTATATTAAAACTGTGTGTTACCCTGCTAATTTTTCTTATGCTTTAAAGAAAGTCGCAGAAGAAAAGTTAAATCAAAAGAAAAGTTATAATTCTATAAAAGAGTATGTTAATACATACGAAAATATTAGTAAAACTATGACTAATATAATTAATATCTAGCGTTAGCCTATACGCGTAATACCTGGCAAATTTTAAATAAGTAAATTATGGCACATTGTGTAGTAAGTTTAAGTGGTGGAATGGATAGCAGCACCCTATTGTTAAGAGCTATCGAGAAGTATGATACTGTAACAGGTATCTCATTTGATTACGGTCAAAAACATAGAGTTGAACTTGAAAGAGCTCAACAATTGATTGATTACCTTGCAAGTAAAGGTCACAAAGTAAATTATCGTCAAATTAAACTAGACGGCTTAGTAGACCTATTAGATTCAGCATTAACTGAAGGCGGTAAGGATGTACCTGAAGGGCATTATGAGCAAGATAATATGAAAGAAACAGTTGTTCCTAACAGAAACAAAATGTTTGCTTCTATTACACAAGCAGTAGCATTATCTGTAGCAAATAAAACAGAAGATGTCTGTGATATTGCTTTAGGAATTCATGCTGGAGATCATGCAGTTTATCCTGATTGTAGACAAGAATTTAGAGATGCAGATGACGCAGCTTTTAGAATTGGTAATTGGGAGGCAGATAGAGTAGGGTATTTCACACCTTATTTAGATACTGATAAGTTTGGTATTTTACAAGATGGATTAAATTTATGTGAGGTTCTAGATTTAGATTTTGATGAAGTCTATAAAAGAACAAATACATCATATAAACCTTACCCATCAGGAAATAGCGACTATAAGTCAGCATCTTCAGTAGAACGTATTGAAGCATTTATAGCATTAGGGAGACCTGATCCAGTACAGTACGAAGATGAAAGCGGTCCTGTATCTTACGAAGTAGCAAAAGCATCAGTTGTAAAAGTACTTGCAGGTTATGGCAATTAGTGACCAAACAAACGGAAATACTCAATTAAATTCTGAAAGGAATAAATTTAATAATCGTATAGAAAAATTATCGATGCTGAGTAAAACAAAAAAAGTGAAATGGGACGGTATGAGAAGACACCGTAATATTTAAAATACTAAAAATATAAATTTGCAAAAACAATTAAAAATAGTATTTTGTCTACCAGGACGAACTTTTTCAAATAATTTTTTGACTAGTTGGAGTAATCTTCTACAGTACTTACCTAAGTATGGAATTACTCCAATTCTGTCAAATAGTTATAGTCCACTACTATACTACGTTAGAAATCAATGTTTAGGAGGCGCATCAGTAAAAGGAAAAAATCAAATACCTTTTGATGGCCAAGTAGATTATGATTACATAATGTGGATAGATTCAGATATGGTATTTGAAGTTAATGACTTTATTAAGTTACTTAACATGAATAAGGATATTGCTTCCGGAATATATAAAACTCAGAACAATTCTAACTACGCTACAGTAGAAAAATGGAATAAAGAGTACTATGCAAAAAACGGTTCTTTTGAATTTTTAGATGATAAGTTAATAAATAAAAGAACTAAACCATTTAAAGTTGAGTATACTGGATTTGGTTGGATGCTAATTAAAAAAGGTGTATTTGAGTCACTAGAGTATCCATGGTTTCAACCTCTTTGGGAAGAATTTAAGGTAGGAGATACCTCATTTAAAGAATTTACTATGGAAGATGTAGCATTCTGTAGAATGATAACAAAAAAAGGTTACGATATTTATGTCGATCCAACTTTAATAATAGGACATGAGAAAATGTTGGTTCTTAAATAAAAATTTCTTATATTAATATAACAAATAAACTATAGTGTCACAGCACCACTTTAAAAACACGAATATGAATAAATTAGGAAAAAAGGTTATAAATGAACTCTATAATAGAGAACATAGAGAGTACTTCGAAGGAATTAAGATCAATGATCATAAGATTCCAGATCCAAAATTACACCAACAAATTAGCTTCATCAAATCAGGTATCCGTATTTTAGGTTATGCTGCATTGTGGTGGAGTATCGATATTGCTGCTATTTTGCTTATACTATCAGAAATAGTAGGAATAGGAGAAGAATTAGTTTAAAAAATAAGTTATGGGAAAATTTCAATCAACAAAAGTATTTGACGGATACTCTACTGTGTTTCGTCAATGGAAAGCAACAACTACACACTGCTCTAAATTACACGGATATGGAGTATCATTTAAACTCTGGTTTGAAGGTGAACTAGATGAAAGAAACTGGGTATGGGACTTCGGAGGTATGAAAAGAGCAAAAGGAACTATCGATGGTATGTCTCCAAAAGCATGGATGGATTATATGTTCGACCATACTTTTATAGTAGCAGAAGACGATCCGTATAAAGAATCATTTATGAAAATGGATGAAGCAGGAGTGGCACAAGTAAGAGTAATACCAGCAACTGGTGCTGAGAGCTTTGCAAAATTTATATTAGAAAAAGTAGCTCCCTTTATAAGTGAAGAAACTGAAGGTAGAGTTAAAGTAACAAAAGTAGAATTTAGAGAACATAGTAAAAATACAGCATCATATGTCGCATAAACAATTAAAAAGAATAGAAGATTACGATAAGAATTTACCTATCGTAGAAATTTATACAGCAGTACAGTCTGAAGGGTCTAGAGCAGGGTATCCAACAGTAGTGATTAGAACAACAGGATGTACACATAGATGTTACTTCGGTGAAGGAGGATGGTGTGATAGTTGGTATACAAGTATACATCCGGAAAAAGGACATTTTAACTTTAAAGACATTATTGCAATGTATGAGAAAAATCCTCATATAAAAGAGATGATGTTAACTGGAGGTTCCCCTACTATGCATCCAGCTCTAGTAAATGAATTAACACATTTTGCACATGAAAATAATATTTTTATTACTATCGAAACTGAAGGATCTCATTTCCTCCCCACTGACTATCCTATTAATTTGCTATCTATCT